CAAAATAATCAGTCCCTGCTAAGAGTCCGTAGCCGGATATTGAGACTCGGACTTTTTCCCCTGTGAAATATTTATGGTCCGTGCTCGTGTTAAGCGTGTTGTTGTTGGCATTAACCCCGGTCACGTTGGTAGGTTCGCCATGGCTGGCCAGAACATTGATGATCATCCCGTTGTGGGCAGGTATCAAAGAACCCGGAGCCAATACATCGGAGGTTTGGGTAAAATTAGGTATATAAGGATGGCTGATCGTGCCAATTAATATGTTGCACAGCTCGGCATCGGCAAACAAAATCGCTTCGCCAATTTCGGCATCAGACGCAAACTGCCTTTTAGACCCGTCCACGGATGTGCCGTAAGCCGACCTGGAAGCCTGCAGCAAGCTGATTACCTTGGCTTTGGCTGCGTTAAAATCAATGGGATTAGCCATAATACCTCCTTATCTTGGGCAGCTGGCTGCCTGAAAGAACGTCAGAACGGTTTCGGGCTCTTCCTGAAGTTCTAGATCGCCTGATGTAGCTTTCGTAGAGCTTATTCCATTCCTCTCTGTCCATCATCATCTGCTGAGCCAATACATTCCATGCCGCCATTCTAGCTTGCAGCTCGGGCCTGGATGTTACGTATTTAGACGCATTGACCTGTAACAAGCTGATAGCGTGAAGCTTGACGTCGGCGATAAGCATTGGGGTAAAATTGTCCGGCAAGCCCACGTTGTCTGAAAGGTTTCCAGTGTGCCCAAAGCCTACAGGTGCGTACCTTACCCTAAAGGTAGCAGCCGGAGGCGAAACTTCATTGCCAAAATAAGAAAACTCTGCCATCACGCCTGTGCGGTTGCCACCGGTAAACGCGACAGCCGCCTCGCCTATGCTTCGTTTTTCCGCCAACGTGTCTAAATTGACTGCGGGTAAGAACTCCCAAATGCCGTCCGGGTCAGACGTCTGACGACGCTCGGCCCATAGCGGCATGAGAATGTCGTTGGCAGTCAAGGTCGACAAATTGACCGAGGAGGCGTCCACGGGCAGTTGAAATTCCGAAGTCCATTTGGATACCAAGTTCTGGTCCGAAGATCTCAACCCCTCGTAGTAAAAAGCTAGACGCTGGAAAACAATGTCCGCTAGCTCACTGCGCTGCAGAAGCTCTGGTTCAGGTTGTCCCAGGCCAATAAAGGCCGCGGACATTATTTTAGCCGGCGTATTCCAGTTCATTATTTCTCTTTCTTGACAGGCTTATCTTTAGCCGCAAGCAGGTTTTTAGCCTCTTCAAGCTCTCGTTTAAGCCGTTCAATCTCTCCTTCTTCTTTCATTTCCTTGAGGACTTCTTTTAAAGAGTTTGCCATGACCGTGCCCTGCACTTCTGCCTGTTTGGCAACAAGTTCAGCCTGTTCGACGTACGTCTCTTTCTTGTGGATCATCTTCATGAAATGTCTGTCAGCATCGTCTAGGGACGATTTGCCTGACTGCGCTCCAGCTGCTCGTGAAGCTACTTCACCCGCAGACTGTTCGTATTTGTTTCGAGCGTGGACCAAGCCTACTTTGTAAGACTCGATCAATGTATCTCTAAGCGCATTTAGGACGGATTGATCCAAATCCGAGTCTGCTATCTTTTTAATGCAGGCTTCCGATTCTAAGTATTTGAGCCGACAGGTTGGGCACGGATCGGAATCGGCGTTTTTATCAAAGCGCCTGCCAACGTTCGTCTCAAGGCCCATATCGCACGCCCCGATAAAGTCCGGGTGCACTGTGGCAAAATAAGCATCGGCTTCGTCTGTTCCAGCCACCTTGTCGTATTCAAGCGGTGTCAGGCACTCTAAAACTCGAAATCCAAAATCGCCACTGCCGCCATGCGTGAATTTGCTCGCTACGGCGTCTGCAAATTGACGAGAGGACTGCTCGGCCTTTGACTGCCTGAAATCGTTGTTTAGGTGGGTGTCAACTCGTGGCTTAAAGAGTATCAATTCGCCTTGGGGAATATTTTCGGATTGAAGGTTTGTCGCCAAAGGCCTAGCCCTCATATATTTAAATCCCGGCGCAAATCCGTATACGCGACGTCTGTCGACGGGGTTGGTTGTTGTGTTATCTGCAAATCTATTGCTCATATCATTTAGGGTGCGTGGAATACGCCGTGTTTATGCTGCGTCCAATTTTGTCCCAGTTCTTTAAGTGGTAGTCCCGAATATCGTCCTGTTCTTTGTCTACTTCTTCGCTCTTTTCTTTTTGCAGCACCTGCTGCTGCTTTTCAATTGCCTCGTTGCGCTCCGCTTCGGTGCTTTCGGCAAAATCGCGATCCCGGGCAATCTGCTTTCTGATCAAAAGCATCAAGTTCTCGTCAAGAGGCAGAAAGGAGCCATCCTTGGTCAAGGGCAAAGACATCGTGTACTTGCCTCGAGAAGGAAACGGCCCTTTAAGATCTACCCACGATTGAGACACGTCGTCTTGAAAATAGCGTCCTTCGTCCCATTGCTCCGGGTCTCCAAAAAAGGCTGGTGGCTGCCATCTTTCAAGAACCCAACATTCCATTGAGCCACCTTTTTGCGGGTTGATGTATTTCATCCTTCCGTTGTGATCTCGTTCATCTGGCCCAAACACGACGCGAAGGATATTTTCACCAAAATAATTGGTGCCACACAAGTTTTTCAGTTCACTGTCCCACCAGTCGGGCTTATAAGGCATAATTAATACTGTCGTCGTCTAGGTATCCGGTCCTGCGGAAGCTCTTCTTCCGAGTACATATTTAAATCGCTCGCAAAAGAAGGTGGTCCCTGGGGGATTTCTTGAGGTTCGCGACCGGGAAATGCTTTTTGAGCTGGCTGCGGGACCTGAGTACGCTCTCTGTATTGCCTTGCGGCTGGTTGATTTTGCTGCATCATACCCCCGGCAAAAGGCGACGAGCCCTGGCTCATGCGTTGCTGAGCATGCGCAACGGCCTTATCCAATATAGAGCGTGGTATTTGATCTGGTGACGGTCCTGACTGCAAGAATTGTAGCTCTTGCTGAGTTAGTCCTGGCACCATAAGTGGGATCTGGACTTCCTGTCCATCCATGTTCACGCCCACGCTAAGCTCTGTCATTGTGCGACCGTCATTTGCGGTCATTGGCCCTAAAAATCCTTGCCCCTTGGCCGATCCGTCTTGCCTGTACCCATAATCAGGCATCGAGGAGTGATCCTGTGGCCTGTAACCTACGGGCGCGGACGATGAGGAATGGTCTTGATAGCCGTATCCTTGCGGCTGGCTGCCCGATTGTCCCATTGATTGAAGGTAATCCTTAATGCCCCCCGCTGCAGCACCGATCTGTGGTGCGCCGGGTATGAACGCTCCCCCGCCGTACATTGTTAATTGCTCAGCGGTAGGCATTATGCTGTCTAAACCTCTCTCGACCATTTTGGGGTCTGCGCCAAAATATGAGCCAACGGCGTTGATGGCTGGCGTGGCTGGGCTGAGTTTTGTCAAAATGTCGGTCATCCAGTGCGGGTTTTGACGGTCAGGCGCCGGAGAGTCCCAATTGGCTTCCTCTTGCCCCTGCTCGTCGTAAATGGCCGTATTGACGTTTGTTCCGCCTCCGCGCTGAAGGGCCCTCATGGCCTCTTCCTGCCGCCTGCGTTCCATCATCCGCTGTAGTTCTTGTTCGTTTTGCATAGGGGCTTGTTAAAAAGGGGAGGGGAAGGCCCCTCCCCGGTCCATTAGATCATGGTCGCTTTCTGAGTGACCAATCCGCTGATGGTGATACCCGACATCTTGCCGAGCTTGTGTGGCGTCGGCGAGAAGAACTGACCGACAAAGTCATGGTATGACGCTCTGGTCAAGACCGGGACTCCGTCAGCGTTCACGAGGTTGATGTAGCCAGACTGCGGCATGCCGTCAGCAATGGCTCCAAGCTCCTTGAGAACTGCCTTCTTGAAGAATTTCGGGTTGCAGAAGTAGATCTCATCGCCTCTGACCGAGTTGCAGGTCTTGATCGGCGCTCCGAACCATGTGAACTCGAAATTCTTAAATCCGAGATCGTAGTCCGGTTTGCCCGACGAGCTGTGCTCAAAGGTTTTGATACCACCGATAACCGCTCCGTTTGCAAGCGAAAGGTTGTAGTAGTTCTGCTTCTGGGTAACGCCCATAAGGAGCCAGAGCTGGTCAACCAGTTCTGTTCCCTTTCCGAACCCGTATCCACCTCTCTGCTGAATGCCGAAGTAGGTGGCGGTAAGGGCTCCTGCGGTAAGTGCGCCGTTGACTTCATTCTCGTAAGCCTGAAGCTGGGTCACTGTTCCGCGAGCTTTACCGAAATAGGTTCCGGTGCTGTCGATGAGGTACGGAAGTCCCGCGATGAATCCGGTGGCTGCGTTGGCAGTCCCGATTTCAGGCACGAGAATGTCTCCCGACACGTAATCGGTCGGAAGTTCCGTTGTTGACACGAACACGACGTTTGCAGCCGTTTTCGATTCGACCTTAAAACTACCCGCAGCGCATCCGGGTGAGGCTACTGCCCCTGCGGTACGCTTTGTCGTTCCTGCGGCGTTGTAGATCGAGTACACGCCGCCAACAACTACCTGGCTAGGCCCAATAGAGTCTCCGGTGCCATTGGCAACAAAGGTCCTCTTGGTTGTGGCATTGGTGCCAAGGTAGCTAGCTGACGCGGTCGCGAGAGCAGCCGTGCCATCTCCTCTCGACACGTAGTCGTTGAGGAACTTGACCATCTGCTTCATGTCCGATTCAAGCGCGCGGGCGACCTGGTCTTCAGCGGTTTCTTTGTTGTTGTTAAGAAGCGCCTCGTAGGTCGTTCCACGGCCCTGCATGAGCTGTCCGTAGTTGATGACCATGTTGTCGAGGTCTCTCGATCCGATCATCGGTGTTGCTCCGCCGTCAAGGTCAATGACCGAGAGGGACGGGTTTGGTGAAAGTTCTAGCGGGACTTTGACGCCGAGCGTGTTGATCGGTGTCGACTCCCATGATGTTGCCATTGACCAAACGTCAGCTTCATTCTGATAGTTGACGGCGGTCTCGTGCAAGTATATGCGTTGAGCATTTTGCTGCTCTACGCTTGTGAAAGGTTTATTAGCCATTTATACACTCCTGAGTTTTAAAATTGACTTAAACCTGACGCGCGTCGCTGTTTGTTTTGAGCGCTGTCAAAAAGCGTTCACGGGCTTTAGCTTGCCTGTCTTCCAGCGAACCGGAAGTGCTAGGCATTTGTACCCCGCCACTTTTTGGCTTAGCCGTGCCATTCTGGGCAGCTTTGGCGCTACGGGATCCCGTGGTGACCTTTTTCATGTCAGCCTGGATGCCTCGCACCAGTTCCAAGGCCATTGCTTGGGCCTTGTTGCCGAGAATGTGCATGTTAGCACTCGCCATTGGGACTCGTTTGTCTCCTTGCTTGTATCGGCCCATTTGAGCCACAAACCTTGCGATTTCGGTAAATTCATCCGAATAACGCAACTTAGACAAAATGTTTTCCTTTACCATTTTAGCAAGTTCGCCTTGGCCCCAGTCGACCTTAGATAGAACAGCTTCTATCTTTTTCGGTACTTCAACCTGGAAGTCTTCGTCAAACTCTTGCAAAACTGCGGTAGTAGGAACCCCGGCATTTTGAGCGGTAAATTGCTGTGGGTTGTTAAGCATGTAATGCATTTCGGCAATCTGCCTCTGCTGCTCTTCCTGCTTCGTCAACATGTCGCGGTACAAGTCTGTTTCCTGAAAATTACTCTGGAACTCTTGCTCCGCAAACTCCACGTCCAATAAACCCGCTTTGTCTAGCTCGAGAAGTCTTTGAACTCTCGGGACATCCACCTGAAATTGGTCAAGTACGTCGACCATGTAGGAGATGTTTTCTCTGGTTGCGTTATATGATCCAAATTCGTTCTGCAAATACTCATCTGCAGTCGCGGGGGTGGACAGAATGGACTGTGCAGCTCCGGCTACAAATTGCATTGCAACGTTTGGATTCGCTTCAAAGAGTGCTTGTGCGGCGTCTGCCAGCTCGTCGTCTGTGGCTGAAGATTTCTTCAATGCCTTGGCGAACGGCTTAAATGCCTCGATTCCGAAATCGCCCCCAATCTCCTCGAGCACTTCCGCTCGTGTCTTGGCTTCCTGAGTAAGTTCCATGAACTCCTCTTTCAGCTCCTTGGGTATGCGCAATTTGCGGATTTCATCTTCGGAGCGATAACGCTTCTCAAATTCCGAAAATTCGTCTACGGGCTCAGCAGGCTCGTCTAAGCCTTCCGGCTCTTCAGCGTCTGCGTCTTCTTCAACACTTTCCGTCGGTTCGACTTCATCAGCGGCCTCATCGGCGGCGGAATCCTCTACCTCGGGCTCAGGAGTGTCAACGGCGGTCTCATCGACGGCGGTTTCATCCGTAATTTCTTCATTCATAGATCAAATGCCTTATGGCTTGTTTTTTCCTTGCGATCAGTTGTCAAGTATAAGTACGCCGACTTTCATCAGCGTATGTTGAGAATATCATAAAAATTTGTTATAGTAAAGCGATGCCCAATAAGAAAAAGACATCGCGAGCACCAGCCAAGCCCCCGGGAGCGCCGGCGAAAAGTGTGTACGACCGCTATATTGACGAGGCTGCTGCGGAGCATGGCATAGATAGGTGGCTTTTGAGATCCATTATTTGGAATGAATCTAGTGACGATCCCAACGCAAGAAGCCAAGTTGGGGCCAGAGGCTTGGCACAGATAATGCCGGCGACCTTCAATTACATTAGAACGGGGTTAGGATATAAAGACGTAAAAAATATTGATGATCCAAGGGACAATGTCCGGGCCGGGGCAAAATACCTGCGATATTTAATGGACAAGTTTAAAAATCCGACCATGGCCGTTGCTGCTTATAACGCAGGCCCAGGTAATGTGAACAGGCATATCAGGAAGGGAACAGCTATCAATGGCGTGCCAGATATCAAGGAAACTCGAGATTATGTGGGCAAGGTAATGGGAGATTACAATCGCTTTGCAACTGAGATGCAAAAAACAACTCAGCAGCAGCAAGACCTTGCTCAACCGAACGCCATGAAAATACCAAGTTTAATGGAAATGTTTGGACCGAAAACCCAAGGACCCTTGCTCAATACAATTCCAGCGGCAACGCCGCCTCCACAGCAGCAAAGCCCAGTGTCAGACCTATCCCAAATCCCCGGCGTCGGTTTCGCGAAGAAACTTCTCGGCTGGGATTAAATCAAAAAGCAAACGACACAGTTATCGCTCATAATGATCCCTCTCCTTGAACAGATCCGGCAATCCCTCCTGATATCTCGCTGGGAGTGTGTCAGGCTTGTTCTTTGCCGCTCTAACCTGATCCGTAATTTGATTGGGAAGGTTATTTCTGTAAAACAGTCTATCCAGAAGTTGCTGTTGTACGGCCTCGTGCTGCTTTACCATAAACTTCAAAGTCCTTACCTCGAAATGTCTGATAAAAACGCCGATTGCGATTCCGGCAAGGGCAATTAGTGTGTATTCCATTATCTGAACTCCAAACTGTCGTCGTTTTTCTTGTCTTCTTCCATTCTTTTTTGCAGATATAGGATCTGGGCCATTTTCGTGGTGACGTGATCCGATGCCGCAAGGTGCGATGGCATATCCCTGATGAATTTTTCCGTCTGCGTAAGTGGTGCCGCGCGTGGCCCAAACAGCGCAAAAACGCCTTTTAATGAGTCGCACATGTCATCATTGATTTTGGAAGGCTTTTGAGCGGTCATCCCGTGCTCGGTTAGTTTGACGGGAACATATTCCCATGCCGACACCTGCTCTCGCAGCAATCTGTGGCCATTGTCGTCTTGCGCACCGGTTACCTGATCGTCGTCGACAATGTAATAAAGCATTGGATCGCCTAACTTGTACAGATCGTCAACTGTTTCGTCTTCTTTAAACGGATTTGGACGTGTCCTGTCGGGCCTGGACAGGTGTCGCCACTGCGGAACGCCATCTTCAGATCGGTAATACTGGAATTTAGTAAAGGGCATGCTGTATTTCTGTCTCAGGGTAAGCATTTCACCCGTTCTTTCGTGCGACATCTGCCAAGATTCGATCTTTTCCCCGTACATTTCCTTTTTTATCGTTTCGGCTTGATCGTCTATAGACGTTCCCTTGAACGATCTAGAACGGTACACAAACAGTTTGTTAGGCAATATCGAGTTTTCTCCAGATGCTGCAACAAATACCCATGCTGAATAGTGCGGGTGTTGCCCTTCGGAATAACCAATGTCCAGCCCCACCTTGACCCTCCAATGGCTTGGGATTGCCCGGACACCGTACACCGATTCAAACTCGCTCCAGGTGATGACCTGCGTTTGCTCGTTGTATTCAGGAATGACTTTACCTGAGCGGTAACGATCCAGCTCGTTCTGGTATTCAGCCAAAAACGTGTTGAGCCCGGAAGCGTTAAGAAACTTCTGAGCCTTCTTGATGTCAAACCCAGACCAAGACGGAACCGAATCCGGTTGAATGGTATGCCGCATCCTACCCTCAACCATTTCCGTGCTAACGTTTAGGTGCGTAAATGCTTTGGTTACCCCGATTACCGTTCTGTCTGACAATGCGTCAGAGGTTCCGGAATAAATCTGGTTGAGCACCGAGTGTTCCGAGATCAAGTTTTGAGGAAAGTCGATGGTTGCGTTATCGGTGACCACGGGAAGTATGGATGCCTTGATTACGTTGATCTTGTTCTGTGCAACGGCAACGGAATCCTTGATGTCGTCGATATCGTCCAGGATAATCTGGTTGGGACGCAGCGTGCCCACCCTGAGTCCTCGCATCGAGCTGTTGAGTCCCTTTGCGCGAAATATGGCACCAGATCGCGTGATGAACACGTCTTTGTTCCAGGTGTCCGTGCCTCCGAATTTCTGCTCTTTAGGCTCGGACAATCCCGGGTAGAACTTGGCAATCTGTGAATCGGGATGCTCAATCAGGTATTTGATGTTAGAGACGTGTTCCCTGGCCTGATCGTCTACGGAGCAGACATACAAAAGGTAGGATTCACCAAGAACGGCAGCCCTCATCAATCCCCCAACCTCGGCCATTGTCGATTTTCCCATGCCTCGGCCAAGAATGATCAAGGTTACAAGGTCTTTGGGCTCGACAGGCTCATTGTTCTTCAGCCGGGTAAGTACACTCCATTTATGCTCCCAATATCTGGCGTGGTCATCGGAAAAATTGTCCGAAAATACAAAGGGAAATAAGGTCAAAAGCCACTCTTTCCATCCCTTCGACTCCAAAAGAGCGGATTCCGACTTCCAAAATTCGTTGCCTAAATCGGTTAATTTCATTACCAGTGTTTGGGCGTCCAACCCGATCCTCGAAATTGAGGCGGTGAGGTTGCTGCAACGGCTTTTTCGGCCTTCTGCCCACATTCAGGGCATTTTATCGTGTCCGTCCGCTCAGAAACCTTTAAAATCTTCTGTGTGCGTGTCTGACACTTGTCGTTCAGGCATTGATATTCATATATCGGCATATTAGTTAATGTAAGCCACTCCGTTCTCAAATTTAACGTCTTCGGCAAAGCCTTGGATCACAAGATGGGGTTGGCCTTTCTTCCATTTGCTTTCCGTTGGCACGTTAACAACGATGTTGTCAGCGGTGTAACACGCTCCTTTCCAGTGGACGCTGAGACATCCCTTGGCACGGTAATAATGGTAATAAAACCTATATTTCTTTGTCCCAGTTTGGGGTTGGTTTGTCGACATAGGCCAATCCTCGCAGCGTGTCCTTGTGTTGCTGCCACGCAAGTAACGCTTTGTAACATCCATTTTCTCTCAATTCAGCCTCGATCTTTTCAAATTCACGGTCAAAGTCGCTGACTGTGCGATATTTTAACTCAAGGTTCACAAAACCACCTCGTGGTGTTGGGCTCCGGGACAAAGTCCGACTCCTGATCAAATGCACCGCATATCCACTTGCTTCGATTGTTTACAGTTATATGGAGGTTATTGTCGTCACCCTTGATAAAGTGAAAAATCTTGTATTGCTCAGGAATACTTGCCCAGTTTTGAGTCCCAAAATTCAGGCTGAACAGGTAGGTGCCGGTGTGTATGTCATTACCCGCAGATCGGAACTCGACCGTCCAGTTTTGCACAAACGGCAAAACAACTGTCTCGGCCTCGTTGCTGAGACTGTCCCATGGGCACACATCAATATTCTCAAAGGCGTCAGGGTCGAAACAGATGGCGTGTGGAGGCACATAGCAGAACATTGCACCGGCTTCGGTCAAGACCATCAGCTTAGGAGCTTCGTTTAAACATGCCTGTATTGCCACGATAAAGCCCCTCTGAGCACCTTTTGGTCGTGATGCCTGGGCAAGGTACCTGTTCCGAATAAAAACAGGTGTGAAAGGTGTGGCTATCAAATTGTTCATATTTGCGTTTAGAGGCGTTCTGAGCAGGTTTTAGATCAAAAGGCTACCCTACCCCTATTTAACTCCAAAAACGGCTTAGAGAGCCTCTAATGAGCCAACAAGGTATGGTGAGGGTTTTGCCACGGGCATATAAGCCAAAACTTCCGACTTGTGGAAGCCTTGCGTCCAATAACCATTGCGGAACTGGGCATGAGACACCACAAGGCCCCTGTCCCCAACCCACGTGACCCAATAGTCGCCTTCAGTGTCCGGTGTCGCTCCCGGTGTCCAAAATGTCGTCCCAGTCTTCGTCTTCATTGAAATCAATTTTTAAAATCACGCAATAAGGCAGCAAGATCTCGCCCACCACAGACGCAAGGCGTTTGAGCGTCTCGTCGTCAGGTGCGTGATTCGCTATCACGTCAAAGGCCTCGATTATTTCCTGTGCCTCATCATCCATACGAAAATTGTAACATATTAGGCGAAAAACCAACAATAAAAGCGATACCCTGAAAAAATGAGCCTCTTCCTTTCAAAAACAGGCATTGGTAGGGGTACTACGGGGGCACCGCAAAATGAGCCTCTCCGTTTGAAAATCGGCATTGGGTGGGGGTACTGGGGTGTAGCGGAAAATGAGCCTCTCCTTTCAGAATTTGGGGTTGGTACTGGTACTACGGGGTACCAGAAAATGAGCCTCTTCTTTTCAAAAATGGGCATACCACCCACCCACCACCACCCACCCGAGCCTCCGATCTGGTCTCCGAGAGCCTCCGAGCCGTCTCGATCTGACCCGAGCCCAGAGCCTCGAGGCTCGTATCTCCGAGACGCACTGCCAGTCCTCGAGCCAGATCTGCGAGGGCTCGAGCTCGTATCTCCGAGGGCAACGCTGCAATCCCTCGAGCGTCCTATCTCCGAGACGGAAGGATAGCCGGCTAACCTATCGGCAAAGAGAAAGGGCTGAGGACGAATCCCCAGCCCACAGCCCTCGAGGTTGAGAGCGATCTATGCGCGCTCCCAGTACTTGCGGATGCGGTCACCCCAGATAATTGTGGGGCACATAGTGTCCAGCCGTGAGTAGCACGCCCGAACGATTGGGACGTGAATCTTACAGACCCAGTCCACCAACCGCTCCGATCTGAGAGCCGAGACGAGCCAGAGAAGGTGGAGCGTGCCGATGTACGCCCCGAGCAGTATGTGCTTTGTCACTCTGCCACCTCCGAGAACTCCTCATACGGAAAGCTATCGTCACCCTCGAGCACGATCTCCGAGGGCTCACCGACCACGGAGAGGCACGAGGGAGCCTCGAGCCTCGCCCACTGATAGATCGCCCCCTCGATGGTCTCGCAGTCCGTCACGTCGACCTCAACAAAGAACCGACACGGCACAGTGAAAACGACCCTCATAACACCCGAGGGTGGAGCCTCGAGCCTCGAGAAGGGCTCAGCCAATCCGAGCAGACTCTCGAGGGCGTTCCGGACTTCGGGAGCGAGCACACGCCACGCATCCTCGTCTGGGTATCCGTCTCTGTCTGCGGTGTAGTTGGCGAATTTCTCGCCAAGCTCCGAGAGCCACCAATTAGCCGTCATTCTCGCCTTTTCGGCTCTGTCCGAATCTAACGCTGCATTTATCATTTTTCACCTCCGAATTTAACCACACGCTGAAGAAACGCCACCGAGGGCACATAGTACCACTGGGGCTCGCCACACTCGCATTCGCAATCCCACCCAGCCATCCAATGACCGCAAGGTGGACGCTTGACCAGATCCCACCCGAGCCTCCGCTTCGAGCGGTTGCCCCGACCCAGTTCTGCGACCCGAGCCAGTGGTCTATCATCACTCAGCACCTCCGCAGACTTAGCCACGGCAACCTCTGCCGAGAGTCCGCACTTCATCAGCGCACAGGCAAACTTACGAAATCTGCTCATCCTTCACCTCCCAAGCCTCTCCGACTTCATACTCATTGAAAACCTTGACCGAGCACCTATCCACCAACTCGTACAAGTGCCCATCCTCGTCAGCCTGTTCCACCAGCTTCTGGGCATCCTCGGCTGAGTCCGCTTCGACCTCGAGCTTGTGTGACTCGTACAGATCGAGCTCAACTAGAAACTTTGGCATCTTTCACCTCCTTGCGAAGTCTCTGGACTTCACGCACACGCTCCACCTGTTTGCGCTTATAGCCGACAGGGTCGAGCTTAGCCTCCCGAGCCTCTCGCACGAGTTGCTCGAACAAATCCTTGCTATTCATAGTTCCTCCTAAATGCCCGAAAGAGTCGGACAAGGTGACAGTATCAACCAAGGGCTGTTATGTCAATCTCCGAGAACGACCCGAGCAAGGCTCTCCGCTTCAACTCGGGGGAGGGGGTTCTCTCGAGGGAGATCTGCGTGGAAGTGTTGAAACAGATTCACAAGTAAGTTCCGGATACCATCACGCAAAGCAGCCTCGGAAGATATGGAGGTCGGCTGAGCCGTCTCGAGGCGGTGTGTGTTCTGTAGAACGCTCAAGAGGTTAGGCAGAACTCCGTCCTTGATGTCCCGAGCTTTTAGCTTTTCGTTAATGATCTCCGAAACGAGGTATCGGTTTTCTTCGTTGATTGTGGCGAAGTCTCGCACCTTCCTGTCTGCTAGGAGCAGTATCTCGGGCGTGACTGTTTCGGGCGTAAGTCTGGTTACTGTGTCACGGCTTACCCCGTGCCTAGTGGCTATATGTTCTTGTGTGGATATTTGCAGATATTTCTCCGCCAGAATCTCCGCCTTGGCTTGGTCGCTGAGGTTATGGTCTCCCTTATTGCGTCCCATTTAGAAGTTTATGACCCCGAACTTTTTCGGCTTTGTGTGAGTCTTTACGAGCTGGTCTATTAGTGCGAGGAGTCGAAGGTTTACCACTTCGTAATCGGTGGCTTTTTGGGTTGCCTTGCCCAGTTCGACCTTTAGCTCGACTATTACCTCGTCACGAGCTTTTAAAGCCCCCTCGAGGGCTTCAATGAGCGTGTCTCGGGCATCGGGCTGGCTTGTCTGGGCATTGACCAGTACAGGGGCGAATAGAAGCAATGCGGTTAAGGTCAAGGTTTTCATTTTTTCAAGGCTCTCCGAGCTTCGATGACTTTCTGGTCAGCGGTCTTGAGTCTGGTGTCGATCGCTTCGAGCTTTGCCTCGAGGCGTGCTTCAGACTGGCTGACCTTGGCATCGACCAAAGCCTCGACTGCGGAGAGGTCGAGAGGCGGTGGTGGCGGTGCCGGCTTCGAGCATTTAGCCGAAAAGAAGACCACAACAAGGACAGCCAGACACAGAACGAGCAGAGCGTTCTGTCGGATGAGGTTAAGAGCGTCGATGCCTATTCGGGCGAGAAGTGCGGTGAACATAAGGCATTATAGCATATTTGCGCTTTTCTTAGAAGTGCTGACTGGGTATTGACATAACAACAAAGAGCCGTTTAAGATGCCTTCGGAGGTTAGACAAATGACAAATACAAAATTCGATATCACGGCTCAGCGTGGCTGGGTCGATCACCTACCCAGCTCAGCCAAGGGGCATAGCTTCGACCAAGCCCTTCTGGCGATAGACTCGGAGGGCACTTCGGTTGGGCGTTTTTGGTGGCGTTGGACTCGAGGGGGCACTTGCCAGTGCATCGTTCAAATAAACGGCATTGGTCGAGGCTATGGGAAGGCTGGGGGCTATGGCTACGACAAGAAAGCACAGGCTCTCGACAATGCCCTCGCAAGCGTGGGGATCAAGTGGAAGTCTGCCCACGACATCACGCCAGATTACGACCTTCAAACGATGTTCGAGGAACTGGACAACAAAGAGGTACAGGTCTACTGGGTCTAGGGGCATCAGCCCCTACCCTTGGAGGAACAATGAGAATAGAGAAAAATAAAATGATAACTTTTGAGTCGCTATACCGCCAGTTTGCTGGCGAGTCGGTCTATCTGGGCGAGGTGATGCACGAGCTAGTCTTTGAGAAGGGCTCGGAGGCGTATCACCCCAGCATCACTTGGACATTCACGCCACCCAACGAAGAAGAGGAGGAGGTGGTCATTGCCCTTGCCATCGAGGGAGAACGAGTGACGGATTATTTCGGGGTCTCATCGCTTCCGGCACTGGCGTTAACCTTTTTGAGGGCTCTGGGCTATGACTGCTCAGAGATCGAGGAGAGGGAGGGGGATATCCCCTCCCCAATCACCTGTGCCGATTGTGGCTCGGGCGATGTCGTGCCACTGGCTGATGCGGTGTGGAACGGCAAGGAAGGACGCTGGAGCGTTGCGTGGGTCAACACTGAGGGATATTGCAAAGTCTGCGACAAAGACGGAGTGCAGCTAAGGAGGGCTTATGAGGCTATATGATTTTGTGAAAGAAGACAGGACTGGGCTTGAGGGGATGCTCAAGACCTTTGCCCGAGCGGAGTGGGACGCTCGGGTGCGGAATGGTGAGACGCTGGACACTCTGGCGTTTTTAACTGACCTTGCGGAGGCATTGGACGAGGAATTTTGTTCCGAGCTTGAGGCGGTGATGGTGGGGCTATCTGCCTACACCCACCTCTTCAACCGCTTCATCGAGCACTACCTCGACCACGAGCTTTTTTTTGTGCTTGCGGTCGATCTCTGGAAGGCTTGCGGACATAAAGTGCCGGCAATCTGTGCCAAGTGTCACACAGGTGACCAGCTCGAGCTTTCGGGCGATGTTCGGGTGGTGAACGGCAAGGTCGAGATTATCAAGCTCGACATCCAGTTCTGCAACAACTGTGCGGAGCATACAACAGTTTTGGGGGTGGATTGTGAGCAGAGAAGATAGGGAACGACTCGAGGATGCGGTGGAGTTGATTCTCGACAGGGACGGCACAGTGTTGCCGTCTCTGGTCGAGGATGCAATCCAATGGATTAGGCAAAACGGACTGGTCGAGGAAGCCAGAGCCGAAATTACAAGGAGACAGAAATGAAGACTAAAGTGATCTGCACCGATTGCAAGGGCGAGGATGTGCTTTTAGACACATTGGCGGTATGGAATGTGGAAAAGCAAGACTGGGTCGTGTTCGATGTGGCAGAGCCTAGAGCCTTTTGTAGGGACTGCGACACGGATGTTGAATGGGATATGGTGGACATCGAGAGCGGTGTCCCCCATCTCGAGAAAGTCATCAGTGATTTTGAGGAGGGAAACAATGGACAAGAAACAAATTGAACAGGTCAAGCGAGCGGTCTCCAGTGCGATCTATGCACTCTGGGACGCTTCGATGGTTCCGGAGGGTCATCCGGTAGGCAACAAGATAGAATCGGCTCATTCGAGGCTGATAGAGGCAAGGCTGATGCTTAAAAAGCTGGAGGAGGCAAACAATGAATAAATACACAGTACTGGCACGGACGATTATGACTTACAAGGTCGAGGTTGAGGCAGAGACCGGTGACGATGCTCGAGACAAAATGATTGACCTTTGGGAGCAGTGGGGTACGGAAAAGTTTGCGGCTATAGACGAGGAGGATTTTGAGGTGAGAGAAGCCATCGACCAAGGCGAGGTGGTGCTCGAAAAGCAATTGGTCTGCGAGGATTGCAAAAGCTCGGACTTGACCCTCGAAGCTGAGGTTCAGTATCAAAACGGCACACTGATTGTCGGCAATCTGATTAGAGCCTTTTGTAACATTTGCGATGACATCTGCAACACGGAGGAAATCGTGCCGCTTAAAACTTGGAATGTCTCGTGGTCAGAGCCCCATATCCGATGGGGGGTCAGAGGGGAAACTGCTGAAGAAGCCATACTGATCGCTCAGCGAGAGGGTCAGAGCGACACTGTCGAAGGACGGCACAACTATTGTGCGTGGGAGGCGGTATGAACACTGCCACGGACACAGTGATGTTATGGCTGAGAGCGACTGGGGAGGAATCCCCAGTTCGCTCCATCGTCAGAGCGTTCTACGATGAGATGAACCAGAACGGATGCGATTACTTCAACGATGGCACGCTGGAGGAGTTCACGGACAAATACCGCTCAGCGGTTCGAGAAAGGGTCTGGGACGCTTTTCTGGCTCTGGGTCACGACTACGCTGAGCCGGTGACCTATTTGTCCGTCTTGACAACAAGGGCTGTTTTGTTGCAGTGTGACTGGGCAGTCATCATCCGGCAAGTGGTCGGTGATGAGGGTCTAGTCTTTTTGGAGGTGGGAGAATGAGATTTATTTACGGATTAATTGTGACCGCCAGCTTTTTGAGCGGTTTGGCATTGGGGTTTATCGAAGGGCTCAGACACGCTGAGACCCTCTGGAGGTAGAAATGGCAGAGTACAAAATACTGACAAATGAATTTGACCCACAAAGTTTTTTTGTGGAGTACCAGAAACGCTTCGCAGACTATGAGGGCGTGGCACAGATCTCTCTGGTGGACAGGTCGAAAGGACTGCACACCACGGAAGAACGGCTGCACTTGGTGCGAGTGACCAAGGTACACGATATGTTGGTTCGTGCTTCGTGCATAGACCAAGCTGAGGCGATAGCAATAGGTGACCAGACTGGTGCGTGGTCGACTGTCATCTCGACAAATGTGACGGCTAAATTTTTAGGGGAGGATAAGGACAATGCCTAATTGGTGTAGCAATGAATTTTCGATTGTTGGGTCAGAGACGGACGCAAGGGAGTTTATGCGGAAGCATTTGACCCCAACCACTGACGAAGATACCGGTCTGCCCAGAACGGACGATAGACACGAAATGGACTTTAATCAGTTCATTCCAGAGCCTAGCGATCTAGGTGAAGGTGGGTGGTATAACTGGCGTATCGAGAACTGGGGTACGAAATGGCAACCGGCTTTTTTAGTTGCCAATAGACTGAAGGGCATCATCACTATTCAGTGCGAGACTGCTTGGTCTCCACCAAGACCCATCGCAGAAGCCATCTCCAAAATGTATCCCTTGATGGTGGTCAGACTCCAATACTTTGAGGAGGGAATGGACTACTGGGGCGTTTGCGTGTTCCAAGGTGGCGAGATGGTTGCCGCAGTATCAGCTGAGGGTGAATGGGAGAAGGACGAGGACTGGATGGAGGTGAGTGATGCCGAGAACTAGGAACTGGGTGGTGCGTGTATACGACAAAGAGGGTGAGGTCTGCCATTCGTGGCAGATACCTCACAGGGCTGAGGATGAGGCTAGGAGAGAGGCTGAGGCTGATATCCGGCACATAGACTGCGATGACTGGGTAATGATCGCAATGGAGGCACAATGATGAAGACATACGAAATAGAGGTGACAAGGAAGGGCAAACTTACGCTGAGGGCTGAGTCAGAAGAAGCACTTAATGAGATTTTGTTTGAGTCGGATGACGATATCTTCGATAACTGCATTACTCGGACAGATTGGGAGCTTCTGAATATTTCCGATGCTCCGGAGACCAAACGATACAGGGTGTTGGCACGAGAGGTCTGGGCGTATTCGGTGGATGCGGTCAGTGAAGAGGAGGCCGCCTTTCTGGTCGATAACGAGGGCTATAAGCACAAGACCGAAATGCGTGGTTTTGAGATTGAGGATATCGAGGAGGTTTAGGATGAATAAGTACAAGGTGTCTTTGGTCAAGCGTTTTAAGGTGGTCGTGGAGGCAAAGGATAGGGCTGAGCTGGAAGAGATGCTATTTGAGTCAAGCGATGAGATCGCTACGGATGAATGTCTGGATTATACGGACTGGGATGTAATAGCCGAGTGGGCAATCGCTGACGAGGAGGAGGTTTGAAATGCTATCAACGGAATGGACAAGGGCTAGGATGCAACAAGAGGGCATTGAGCTGGTGGATGCGTGGTGCTTGCACCAGCCGGACGATGAGGTTTGCGAGTGGGTGGTGGTAGGCAGTCCGGATTGCAAATGCGGATGTAACAACGACCACATTCACTGTCAACACGGATATATCATAGAGGTTGGATAGGAGGAAAAATGAAAACATACACAATTGAGTACAGTTTGATCTATACAATGACCCAAGAGGTTGAGGCTGAGAACGAAGAGGCTGCGATTGACGCAGTGGAGGATAATGCCGGTGCTGGCATCGAGCACGATGTGAGAGTTACTGGTTTCACAGTCATAGATGAGTATGGAGAGGAGGAAGAAGATGAATAAGTATGAGATGAAATTTGAGGATCTGGATGAGAAGCATTTTGTGGTTTATTTCGATTGCCACGCAGACAGTGAGGAAACGATTCAAGAGTCGGGTTATGTGTCGATCAGACAGGACGATGCGGATAAATGCTTCTATGTAGTGTCTTTCGACCACGAAGGCAATGTCCTGTCGCAGACGGCAGTTCCGATGGCAGTGAGGGAGGGCAGAGATGAAGAATAACTGGCTATTTGAGCAAACGGCAATGGGCAACTTGGGGACACCTTTTTGGGTGTCCTCACAAAAGCCCAAGGTAAAGGTGTACAGGGTCAGATGGCACGAGTGTGCCGAGGCGATCGTGGTGGCTACAGACCCAGAGTCGGCTATCGACAAAGCGGTGGATGCCCCGAATGTCCGGTTTGATGGACGCTGCAACTATGAGGTCGAGGAGGTGGTAGGTGAATAAGTACAAAGTATGGACAGAAGAAGTGATTATCAAGTATTGGGAAGTCGAGGCTGAGAGTCCGGAGTGGGCAGAAGCCCACATCAAGTCACTGCACGAGTACGACCCCACAGGGGATATGGGCGAGACAGTGGACAGAGTCAACTTTCAGATACAGACTGTAGAGGAGGTGAACAATGAGCAGTGAGCAGTTAGAGGCGATTCGATGTGCCTATGCAGATCTATTAGGTGCATACCAAGCCTACGAGCAGTCAGATATGCTTGCACACGATTGGAAGGCACACAGGCTGACGCTAGATGAGATGTTGGAATTATTTTCGTTTCTAAAGGAGGAAACAGATGTACAAAATTGAAATTGATTGGCAAGAGTTTTACTTCGACACTTTGGAGGAGGCTCAGAAGGTCGCAAGCAGACATTACGAGGTCTCGGGTCACAGGCTTGCTATCGACAAAGTGATTGGCGAAAAGAAAAAGTACAACAGGTACATATTCAGAGTCGAGCAGTATAGCAACTATCCTGTGGTGGCAGAGTCAGAGGAAGAGGCGTGGGAAATAATAGGCGAGGCAGACCTTTCGGAACTCTTGCCCGAAGAGATGGAGTGGAACATAGTAGATGTGATTGAGGAGGGAAGCAATGCCTAGATATTTATACAGGATAGACACGAAGACGATCTGGGAGGGCTGGATAGAGGCTGACTCTCAAGAAGAGGCTGAAAAGAGAGCGGAGTCCGGAGACTGGGATGAGACTTGGGATTGCGACATTGACTATGTTTTTTTGACCGAGCTGGTGAAGCTCGATAAGGAGGATGAGGATGAGTAAACAATACGATGCGATAACAAAAGCGTTTTTGAAGATGCGGTTTGCACAGGACGGGAATCATTACTGCTCAATGTGCGTGTACTGCGAGGGGATGGCAGAGAAATACCTTGAAGAGGTGAATCTCGAGGACGAGAAGCTATTCGAGGTCGAGTTTGATGAGGTCACACGGAAGACTGTGAAGGTGTCTGCCAAGACCGAGGAGGAGGCCTGTCAAAAGGTTGCCAACCGGCAACACGATGACTCCTCGACCTACTATCATATGCATGGCTATAGGATTGAAAATTTGCACGCTGAGGAGGCTGAATGATCTGTCCAATGTGTGATTCGGATGCTGCGGAGGAATTAGGCACACTGGGCAATGCCATCCATTACCGGTGTCGAGCGTGCGGTATGATGAGTTTTAGTGAGGTTCCGATGTTTACGGATACCGAAGCACTGTACCTATGCCGGAAGGTGGCTGCGTCTAGGGGCGGTAGAGCGTCCAAGGGTGGTGGAAGGAGGAAGATACCAGACCACGAGCTGACGGATGCTCAGAGAAAGCGTAGAGAGCGTGACGCAAGACGCAAAAAGAGAACCGAGCTTTAAAGCTCGGTTCTTTTATGTTCGATTACTATTTCCAGCTTGTTCTCCAGTCTGGAGATCGCTTGGTCTATGTGAGTAAACTGAAGCTCAATCCGTTTCTCAAACTCTGAAAAGAAGTCTGCGTTGTGGTGGATCGCCAAATTATTCTCGTGGCGTTCCAGCCGTCTTTGAAGAACCCGAAAGTCATCAATGCTACGAGTCGCTTTAGCCTCGAGCCTGACCAGCCAGACTACAAGTCCGACTCCAGCGGTTATGATGGCAACGGCAGCGGGCTCGATCACGGCTTATTCATCCTCTCTCTGTGGGCGTTGTTGGCTGATTGGCGATACCAAAACACTGCCAACCCTACAAGGGCTAGGGATAGGCAGAGGTAGAGGACTTGTGATGGTGTTAGGCGGTTGACTTGAGTCTCAACCATTGCCCCAAGGTTGATGCCCAGACCGGCTATGCCGGTGAGTGCTGCCCCAACCTTGGTAAACATCGAGGGGGAGGGGTCTGGAGCCGATGGGAGGTTAGGTGTAGGAGGTGCATCGGCTCCAGACCGCGTCACTGACTCTTGGGCAGTGACGCTGACGGAAAGGATACGCATGAAGTGGTCGGCATGCCCAGCGATCAAGGCTGCGTGGTCAGTGCCGTTGATAACCCTTCTGGCGTTTCTAAAATCTATTTTGGACTCGTTGATGTAGTCATTTAACTTCTTCCCTGTAAACCATCCTTGAGTCGAGCCTAGTACCAGCACCGCAAATGCGATCTCGTGGTCACAGGCTTGCTCCGGAAAGACAAGGAGGTCAAAGTGCTGACCAGTCCGTTTTTCAAAAGAGCTGACAATGTCGGGGCATTGCTTTCTAAGCTCGAGGGTTGCCTTCTTGTAGTTGTAATCCCAAGTAAGCTGGACATACCCTCTGCCGTAATACTTCTTGCCGTTGACCGGCTTGCCGTACTTCCGGCCTTTGCCTTTGCCGATCTCCTCGATCGGTCTCATTGTCCTTGCAGTTTCATGATAAGTGGTCGCAAGAAGATATGCAAGTACGCTCGGTGACACTTGGTGACACTCTATGCTACTCAGTAACAGGTTAAGGGCATCGACCTGCTTCTGGTTCAGCCGGCCAAAGGCAGACTTATATCCCGCAAAAAACTTCTCACGATCCACTATCATTCTCCCATTTTACCATAATACCGCCTTTTCTTAAACTCTCGGGTAAAAACTCCAGTATCTTGAGCCAATCTGCCAATGAAACTGCGATCAGCGTGCCTTGGCGGTTCTTTTTGGAGGCTACCGCATTGATCTTTCCTTCTTGGGCTGGCATCTCAGCCAGTACCTTGTGGACATTGAGTGCCTCGACTGCCTTGCACTGGTAGACAAATGCTCCGGTGTTGGCAAGATCTTGCCCCAGCGGATCGAGTTCTGGTGCTGCGAGTCGGCTCGTTTTGATTCCGGGATGGGTATCCCTCAGTAGGTTCGCCATGTCCCTCTCGAACTGATGCCCTTTGCGTCTAGCAGCCTTACCCATTTCTTGCCTCCATCATTGCTGCAAACAGGTCGGAGGATTGCTCGACTGCCTCTTGCGTCTCAAACGCCAGCCGGCTTCGTGGGTCAAACTTCGGCATGGCAACCCCAAGAGCCTCTCTTATGCGGTGGAAGTCGCATCCAGCACGGCAAAAGATTATTCCGCTTCCGTGGTTTAGTACCAGTGTGCGATTCGTGTCACCCCCGTGACAGATCCCTTTCGCACTGGACAATCCACCGCCCTCATCGTGATACCCCTCCACGGACATCATCCGCTCCCTCATCTCTGCAAACACTGCGTCCCATTCTGGTTTCTTCTCCGGCATAACAGTAGCTCCAAATGCGTCAAGCATTTCCTCCTTGCTGAATTTAAATCTCGGGTTAAATGTGTGTAGCCTTACTGGGATGCGCATAAGCTGGCCATCCTCGTAGGATAAATGGTCGAATCCCGGCAGCCTCATTAGCCTGTTTGGATTTAGCAGTGCCGGGTCAGACTTGAAATGCTCAATCAGCCCAGTCTGCACCGCTTCAAAGTCTTCGGCAGTAAGCTCTTCCGAGGGCAGCCAATACGCATGCACCGACTTCTTGGTGACAACTCTGATGCACGGAGGCCACCATGCGTGGTCGTAGATGTCATGCTGCTCAATGATCGGCTTGTCATCTATCTCGCAGAACATTGCGTTGATTCTGGTGATTTCATCCTTCTTCGTGCCTCCCGAGTTTACAGTGAAGTACAGTCCTTTTGTCTCGTTGATGGTTTTAAGCACCCTCTGAAAAGATTCCGTACCAAACTGCTCGAGGTTTGTCCTTAGCTTCTGCGGCTTGTCGATCTTGACTGCGTCTTTTGGCGATATCCCAAACAGGAAGATGTCATCCTCCGGCCGGAAGAACGCCTCTAAGAAATTGGCTCCCATTGTTCCTCCCATGTGGTGTAAAACCTTTTATTTACTCGATTGAACTCAAATGTGGCCTCACCAAGTCTGCCGCACTCCATAAATCTTACCTTCTGAATGGACACGATCGACTTCTCCGGCTCTTGGCGAAAGTCCCTGTAGACCACAATCCCCATATCGGCCTTGTTTCTCCAGTTGGCAGACCCAGCGATGTCGTAAAGGGATGGCATGGCGTAGATCTTTCTCTGTACCACATCCCCCTCACCCAAACTCGGATTGATCTCCTTCATCTTGGTTGGGTGAGCAACCAGCCAGCCGTGAACATTGACTCTGCGGCAGAATCTGCGGAACAGAATCAGTATCCTTGAAATATAATCGGTCTCACTCATGCCCGGAGGCCGCTTATGCTCCAGCTCGTTGTATGGATCGAGAAGAAAACCATCGAATGGCCAGTCTTGATGTATCACCTCTGCCATGGAGAGGATGTACTCTATGTGAAACTCAGTCTCGTCTGGTGCGATGAATTGAAAATGCTTGTCCACAAAGATCGACTCGGAGACCAGCTCTTCCGGAGACATCGTGTTTCTCAACCTGTCATTCGCAAAAGCTCTGCCGCTGCCAATCTCTAAAAGATTTTCAAAGTGCCTTTCGAGGGGCTGGTTTTCGGGAGAACAAACCAAGAACCTCCACCCCGACCTCTTCGCCAAACTCACCATCACATTGTCCACAAATGTAGACTTGCCATGGCCGGGCATGCCGGTCACCACCGTCCATTGCCCACGCTTTACTAGATAGTACGGATCAAGCGCTGGCATGCCTGTGGACTCTCCCGGCTCCACTCCGTACACATAGTCTCTTTGAACTTTATCGGCAAGATCAATGCCTCTGTATTGCCCTTTTAACCTCACTTGTCCTCCTTCTATCTGTACTTACGGTCTTTGCCTATATGTTTCAGCCTCAGCTGGTCGTACTCGTCTAGCACAGGCGGCTTGTTAAGCACGGTGCTGGGCGGATTGGCCAGCTCGAGGAACTTCTCGACCTGTTCCGCATCCCGAAACAGGATGCGGATGTCATCGTACTTTCTCGCACGGTCGTTCTGCCCCATGTGGAACGGCGAACGCTTCGCACCCTCGAACACACGGCAAAGCTCGTCCGCCGAAAATTCTTTTAATCTTTGTGCGATGATCTTGGTACGCTTCTCATCTAACTTAGATTGAGGATGATCCAGTACAGTTCTCCAAGCATCGAAGATGCGCTGTATTTCTTCTCTTTCTTTTTCATTCATAGTTATATTTATATTAGGGTCACATTCTGTGACTCTCGAGAGTAACATTTTGTGACTCTCAGAGTAACATTCTGTGACTCCGGGGGTAACATCTTGAGTAACATTTTGTGACTCTCGAGGTAGGTCAAAAACCACCTCTTGGGTCAGTGGCACGAAGATCCTCCTCTCACGCCTTGACCGCTGCACGACTAACAATCCTTGAGATTCTAACTTCTGGATCCACCTAATGACTGTCATCCGACACACGCCATACTTCTCGGCCAGTGCCGAGTTAGTTATCCACGCATAACCCTTCAGCCTCGAAAGGCGTTCAAGTTCTTCGTACAGTAGTTTTTGAGCGAGTGGAAGGCCTAGACCCACTCCACAGTCGAACCGGTTCTGGTTATCGCTGACAAGACTGTCTGCAGGGCGCTGACCTCCTGTCGGTGCGCCTCTATCGCTGATCTCCATATCTTTTCCTCCGCCTCCAATGCTTCCTTCCTCGCAAAAAGCTCCGCAGTTTTCAGTTCAGCGTGAGCCGTCCGTAGCTTCTCCGTGCCCTCTCCTTGGGCGTAGGCTGCCGCAAAGGCCATTTTGTATTCCGGCCTTATAGCAGCAGTCGCACGCATGGCCTCCGCCCACACCTCGTGAGCCTCGGCAAGAGCCGCCAGTTTCTCTTCAATTTTATCTTGTATGTTCATTAGTCGTCTGGGCCTCCTTCACCCTCCAGCTTTATGGGCTGGCCTTTGGTTTCTATCACGCAGTGTTGAATCTGCATCCGTCTATGCCGATCCATTTCGGTTAAATCCTCACTGACCTCATTTATAAGCCTGTTCATTCTGGATGCCATGTACTGCAGCTCCTCCAGCGTTGAGTTCAGCATCTCTCTTAACTCTCTTGCTTTGTCCATGTATTCTCCTCCCCTCACTGATCGCAAGGGCTTCTTCTATCATCTTGTTGACGGTCACGGCTAGCAGCCGCATTCTTTCGTTTAAGTTGCTGTTCACAATACCTCCGGTTTACCTCTCTGAAGTGCAAATGCGATAAAACGCTGACCACGGCTACAAATATCCACCATATTGTCCATAGTATTTGGCTTTCTGTCATTTTATTCTTAAGCGAAGCTCTGGCGTGGCTAGTGAAGCGTAACGCTCAATATCTTCGTCTCCCTCCTCCAATCGTTCTCGTATAGCTACTAAATCTGGCTCGAATTTAACCCTTCGCAAACCTTCTGGCAAATCCACAGGGAAGTCTTCGTAATATTGGTTCAAAATCACCTTTGGCTTACCACCCGGCTTTTGCATCTTAAAGGTGAACAGGTCGGTTTTGAGACTGTCGATGCCGTGAACCTTGAAGAACGAATCCAGCCGAGACTCAAGACGCTCTGCTGCAGCTTTTTTGATCCTCTGCCGCTCTTTAAGTCTATTAACTTCGTCCTTAATGGCCTTAGCGTCCGCTTTCATGGACGCTATTAGTCTGGCGTAGGCATCTAGCTTGGCGTTTCGTTCTTGACCCAGCTCTTTGAGCCACTTGTCTATGGCAGTCTCAGCCTCGTCACCCTCAATTTCGCCTTCAGCGTCCGTTAACAGGTCAGCCAAGGCATACAGGTCGTCTGAAATATCAAATAAACTTCTACTCACTGATCACACCTCCTCCAAGTCTTCGACAGGTTATCTTTGCGGCATTGCCCGAATAGCCCTCAAACTTAGCCCAAGTGCTAGGATCGTCTCTTGTCCAGATAACCTCGCCTTTTGTGTTCATTGTGAAAGCCCTGACCAGCTGGTAGGTCGAATCCGCACAATCAACATTGAACATAAACACCAAGGTGCGTCCGGGCAGCCTTGTGTAGATTGGCATTATAAGCAGCCAATCAGCTGGAGGCTTGGGTCTGACCACCGTGTCGGTGTCCAGAAACCACGAGTCCCCGTCCTTGTCCTTGCCTACATAGTAGGTCGTGTCGGGTTTTTGTGCGTAGAAAACGCCAGAAAGTACACATATCGTTGTCAATGTGAGTAATTTATTCATTTTTCTTCCCCCTTCTTGGTCTGCGACTCCTCAAAAAATTCTCGAGAGTGTCTGGATAATTGTCGTGATCACGCTGAGTGATCGGTTTCTTAGGTCTAAAGTTTGCCATATCCTCCTCCAGTCTGACGGTGGTTTGCCACACTTCATATATTAAATCAATAGTGGGGCTGGTCTATCAGCACGAACAACCAGCCCCACTTCTTGACTAGAACGGCACTTCGTCATCATCCATTGGCTCGGGAGCCTTGGCCGGGGCCGGGGCATCCTTGCCTTTGACATACTCGTACAGTTCAGCCTTGAACTCGGCCGCCTTGTTCATAGTATCCTCGCTGACCTCTCTGGAGACAAAGTTCGGCGCAAAGAAGTTGCCATTGGGCGTGGAGACAGACTTGCCGCCATCGCAAAGGACTCCCTTTGGGCGACCCGGTGTCGAATTTGTGAACTCGATCCAGCCCCCAACCGCCATGCCGGTCAGCTCCATCTTGCCAAACTTGACCTCTCCGTCCCAGAACGCGCAGTAGATCACCTTGCAGTACTTCTGACCGTACTCCGTCTTCTGCTTCTTCCTCTTGACTTCGGGCGAGTCGGTCTCCTTGGCCGGTCGGATCTCGTCCCAGAAACCTTGGAGAATAGTCTTCTCGACCTTTTCCCCGTCCTCAAGGCCGTACACCTTAACGACAAGCTCCTCAAGCCTTAGGTCTTGAATCTCGTTGGAGTAGATCGGCTTTTTGTCCGGGGTAACTCCTCTCACCGAAATAAACTCCTCCAGAACCACGAAGGGCACCTTGTCGCCAAGAATTTTGCTTTCTTTCTCCACGCGGTCATAGGCCTCGAACACGCCGTTCTTGGCTTTCCACCGCAACAAATAGCGTGCTGGGTCTTTAGTATCTTTCATTGTTTTCTCCTTGTGTTATTACGAAACGCTCGTAAGCGTGCTTTGCGAAATATTTAAACGGCGGATTCTTGTGCCTTTGGTATATCCGGTACGGATTTAGCTGCCAGGCGCTTTTCACGCCCCTCAGCAAGTATCCGATCACGGTTTTTTTGGTACCATTTGCGCCAAATCTGCTTGTTAGTGGCGTAGTAGGCTCGTTGCCGCTTACTACGCTTAGCCTTAAGTTTACTGACATTTATCTTGCTTCTCCTTCTCATTGGCTTTTGCCTCCTCAACCAAGTACCGAGTGAACCACACAGCCAGACTGTTAAGGTCTGACTGCGTGCGGTTCCTCACGATCTTTGACGGCCGGGATAATAGTATCCTACGAGCCTTGCGGAGGGTCATGACAAAAAACTCTTTAGAGTCGATTACCATTCAACCTCCTCCTTCAATCTGGGGTACTTCATCTCTGCGTCCAGCAGACCGTGACCGTAAAGCCGTACCCAATCCATTGCGTCTTGCATGTGAGCTTGAGCCTCATCGAATGAGATTTTGCCGAGGGCTACCTCTTGCATTGCCATCCACACACACAATTCAAACTTCTGCTTGTCTTCTTGATTTGGATTGTTAACCATTTTTGGCCTCCCTTGCCATCTCCTGTATCTGTTCTGCGTACCGGGTTTGGACCTCGTCCAGTTCGGCCTCTGTGCACCACCTGTTTTCTACGAAGAAAAAGGCCTTTTCGATCCCGGCATTCGCCATGTCGGGGTAATCGTCATCCACACCTTGCAGCGTGATGTCCGTCAAGTCACTCCATCTAATCATGATCTATCTCCAATGATTTTGATTATAGCGTTGTACATTTCTTCATGCCCCGAGAACTCGATCTTCTCGTGGCAGGGCTGGCAGAGCAACGCAACTTCCCTCCAGTCCTCTTCTGTTTGCAAGAACCGGCGCTTCTTTGAGTGGGCAAAGGACAGGGCAAAGGTTCCGTAGCAGACCTCGCATCTGGTCACGCCCATAGACTCGAACTTCTTTTTCAGTTCAGCCCGGACAGCGTTCCATTTATTCGTTTTTTTACCCATTGCCTAACCTCGTTATCAGCACCTGTTTTACAGGTTAACAGAAAAAATTTTAAATGCAAGAGCTTTTTTCCCTTGCAGTCAAAACGCCCGATTGGTATAGTAGTACTGTTCTTTTCGCTCTTGGAAAGCGCTATGCCATTGAGTTAGCGCAAGGTAATTTCAGTTGTATAAGTTGGTACTGTTTTTTGGATGTGGGACCGTCGGACTCCGGCGGTCCTTTACAAAAATGAAAATCATCACCCACAACGATTTTCCACCCTTTCTCAGATTCTTGCTACCCCAGATTCAATCAATGCTGGAGTTTTTACCGGCATGGGTTCAGACGGTACATCTAAGATATGAAAGAAGCGAGGAAGACATGGCCTCGGTGGAGGTTCAGTACGAGTACAGAACAATCACACTCAATATCCACCCATTGATCATTGAGGAAGATGAGGATTGGAAGGGCACTATCTTGCACGAGCTGGGCCATTGCATACTTGCGCCCTATACCCAGCTGGCTACTCGGATTGTAGCTAAGGCTGTAAATGAAGCAAGCAGAGAGTTTATACTGGCTGAACTGGAAATGGCCGAAGAGGCCGTGACCGAGGATTTGACAGCATTTCTTGAAAAGGTAAAGGAGAGAGGTAATGACATTTGAGGAAAAAACCGATGCGTTGGCAAAGATGAATCCAAACGCACTCTTGCCCGATGGTTGCGACGGAGGGCTGGTGGGGTATGTGACTGCGGGAGACGGGTTTACTGTTGCGGTTTATTCCGCGCAAGACACGATCCATTCCCTCAGCGAGACGTTTGAAGAGGATGAGGAAGGCCACGCATTTGAGAGCGCGCTAGAGTGGTTTGAATACAACACCCTTGGCAGCATTGTCCCGAATGGCCCTGTATATGTCGAGGACCTTGGCGATGACGATGACGAGGATGCTTTTACATGGCAGCTCATGACATTGCCCTATGACGGCGAGTCATTCCGCCCCTTTGAAGATCTGACATTTAATTTTTTCAATGAACAAGACAGAACAAAAGTCGCCCTTGCTGATTAACACCTTGAAAGCGGAGTACCGCAAAGGGGCTATGAGAATGGTTTATGTCGGCCCTCGGCCATCACTGATGGGGGAAGAGGGTTATTCTTGGCGATCAACCTTGTATGGTCGCCTTCTTTTTTGGCCTATGACCCGGCTTTTCTCAGACGAAAACATTTACCTGGTTGAGCCCGATTCGCTCGAACATTTATGAAAAAGACACGCCCAAGAAGGCTCGCGGAGGAGGTTCGCGAGAAAGTCATTCTCCTGCATCAGCAGGGCATGCTGCAGAAGGATATAGCAGTAGAGGTCGGGATTGCGCCCTCGAGCGTCTGTAGAGTATTGGCCGCCGCAAACCCTCACATCGAGGCTCTGATATCCAAAGATTTTGAGATCGTGCCTAGATCAGCGCCATCTCCGGCAATATCATTGCCACCAATGCCAAAGCTCTCCAATCGCACCGAGAGGTGGTTAATACTGCCCGACATGCAGATCCCTTACCACGATGAGCGGTCTATCAAGGCCGTTCTTTCGTATGCCCGTACCGTCAAATGGGACGGGTGCATCCAGCTTGGAGACTTTATGGATTGGGATTGGATCAGCAAGTGGACGAAGGACAACCAGAGAAAGGTTGAGGGCACTCGCTTCCTGAGCGAATACGCCACGGCTAACGCCGTTTTGACGGAGATTCAGGAGGCAGTCAGGGCTCTTAACCCTAAATGCCAGATCACCATTCTCGAAGGCAACCATGACTGGCGCGTTGAGAATGTCGTGGACAAGACCCCGGCGCTAGAAGGTCTTATCGAGATGGAAAGAGGCCTGGAGCTGAAGGATCGCAAGATCACCTATTGGCGTTACTGGTCTCACCGCAGACCCTACATCATAGGCAATGCTTGGTTCATCCACGGGGAGTATATCGGCAACAATCACGCCAAGAAGACGGCTGACAGCTTTCACAGGAACGTTTTCTACGGGCACACCCATGACAGAATGAGCGCGACCAAAACCACCGCTTTTGGTGACTCGGTGCAGTGCGAGTCAATGGGCACGCTAAGCCGTTTCGATCTTGAGTATATGGGGCATAAGCCGTCTAACTGGATGCAATGCTTTGGGGAGTTCTTCTTCAGGCCCGACGGAAACTTCAATCACTACGTGACCAATGTCATCGACCACGGGTTTACAGCAATAGACGGGCAGTATTACAAGGGGTAACATGGACGATCTGCAAGCGCTATTCGGGGAGGTAACGCAACTTCTTACCAAGGATCGTCAGTCCAGCTACGGCGATCCGGGTGAGATGTGGGAAAGAAATGCTGTCTTGATGGGGCTTGTGGCTCAGAAAAGCCTCACCCCTGAGCAAGCGCTGCTTAACATTATAGCGGTCAAATTTGCCCGCCTTTGCCACAACCCCTCCCACCAAGACTCCATCAAGGACGCGATAGCGTACCTCGCGATCCTTTATCTCCGGACTAATCCGGAAGCTCCTTGTTCGCAAGAATCTCCATAATCAGAGCCCTTTCCCTTGGACTGGCCTTTCTCATGAGCTCTTTGATCTTCTTGACGTGATCCTTGTCTTTCAAAGACACCCTGTATTTGATTATCTCTTCGAGGTAAGTCAGCTTAAGGTCTGATTTCAGCCTCTTGCCTTGCTGTTCGGACAGTGTGCCCTTGGATACATGATACTCGACCAGCACCTCTGCCCGTGCTTCGTTGATATCGCCACGCCTTAAAGCCTGTTTGATCTCGCTCCTGACCCTCGCAGCTTCAACCTTGTCTTGATCCTTAAGGGGGGTCGTGAAGTTTGCCGGGAACATTTGCTGCGCAAGCGCCTCGGCGGTCGTGGGCTTGGGTCTCGTGAACATCTGATGGATGTAGTTGAACCCGAAGAACCTCATGTACGGCTTTTGCTCGGTGACCGGCTTCAGTGTGACCGGGTCGATCAGCGGGGGAGCTTGGTACAAAACACCCAGTCCCGGGACTGACTTGGCGATTTCTCCGATAAACTCCGAGGCGGCGCTATCTTTGTAGTTTCTGAGCTTGGCCTCTTCTTCGTAGAAGGTCGAGACCAGTCTTTTAGCTGGGGTCAATACCCTTAACATACCACCCATAACGCTGCCCATCATCTTGGCACTGGCCTTCCAAAGCGCCTCGTCGGCATCCGGTTTTTCAGCCCTGTTGAACGCCGCGTCGTAGGCCGCCTTAACAGCCTCTACACCGGCAGACCTTGCGTAGTAATCGTACTCGATACTGGCAAAAGCTTGTATAGCCTCGTCAAGGCCCATGATTGGCTTGCCGGCTATGGCAAGTCGAATGTTGTGCGCAATGAAGAAGGATACGGACATTGGATACCACCTACGCACGTCTATTGGAGCTTCGTCCTTGCCATTGACGTAGAGCGTGTACCACTCTTCATCATCGCCCTCGAACTCCGCAAGCATTGCCGCTGCAAGCAATACGCTTGACCATGCGGCTACGCCTTGGGCCAGTGATGTGGATTTGTATCCCTTTCCGCCCAGCCTTTCCAAATCCAATGCGCCCGCGAGGAAGCCATTGGCAATGATTTTTGTTGTGGTATACGTAAAGCGCAGGTAAACCACCGGGTTGAGAAACACCGGCACGTACTTGTCGATCTGGTCGTACAAGGCCTTTGCCCATTGACCAGCTTTGTCGTCAACCGGCAGCGCAAATGTGGCCCTAAGCGCTCGTGTGACGGCCTCACGCACTTCTTCTTCAGTGAACAGCTCCGCAGTGCGTTGCTCGTCTACAGCCTCTTTAAGTGTCGTGCCTTTCATTCTGGCGAACTGATCCAGCGTTGCCATCACAATCGCGGTTCTCATCTGAATCTCCTGCTCTCGTGCAAACGAGATCTTTGCAAGAAACTCGGTCACCTTTGGCAGCTTGTCGGCGTATTTGTGCGCCTTGGCCATCAGGCCTTTCTTGCCTTCGCTTTCCGTCTCTTCGATGGGAATGTCAGCGATAATGCCCAGCTCCAGCCTGTGCCATTCTTCGGGGAACTCCGCAACTATACCCTCTGCAACTTGACGGTTGTTGGCCATCAAATAGCCATAAGCCAGCCATGCAGTCTTTAAATTAACGTTGGGTGAGACTTCATCTGCGAACATTCCATATTTACCCCCGATAGTCCTGATAGCGGTGGCAACCACGTCGGTAAATCCCTGAATGCCGACCATCGAGAAGCCTTGGATAAAGTTAAACAGCTGCGTTATCCAGTTGAACACGAATGTTCCTCTCAAGAACGCATTGAACTTGCCTATCAAGGTCGTTGGCTTTCTTGCGCTGCGAAGCATCTGGTTAAGTCGGGTCTGCTCCCTGCGCAGCGCAATTTTGTCCGCCTTGAGTTTTTCTAGGTCCTCCTTGTTCTTGCCTTGGGCCTCTGCCTTGGCCAATGCTCTGTCCTGGACAATCTCGTCCACGACCAACTTGGCCTCTCTGGCCTTGTTTCTGGCAGCCTCCAGGCCTATGCCAAACTGCTTGTCGATGTCTTTGAGCAAGGTGGTAATAGTCACAGCCTCTCCACCCGGCCTCATGGCCTCCAGCAGTTTGTTGGCGATGTACTGCACCACAATGTCGTCAGTCTTCTCAGCGATCTCGTCGAGCTGCTCAACCTTTCGGTCATGCTCTTCAACTATACGCTTGAGCTCACGGTTGCGCTTGGCTTTCTCTTTGGACTGCTCCTTCTTCGTGCGCATTTGAATGTCGGCACTGACCTCAGGCGCGGGGTCGCCCTCTTTCTTGAACTTCTCGATCAGCTCGTTGCGTTTCACGACGTCCAGAAGGCGTTTAGCCTCGATTATCTTGCGTGCCGCCTCTACTTCGGGCAGACCATATTCGTCGGCGACCCTTTCAGCGAGGTTGGCAAGGTCTTGATCCGGAGCAACCGCAAGCACTTTCGCTATGTCGCTGGCCGTGGCATCAGCATTAAGCTCGTCAATCGCAGCGCTGGAGCCTGTACGCCGAGTCGCCTGAGACGCAAGCTTCTTAAGTGTGGCTCTACCCGCAGTCCTGCGTTGGCGTTCGTCTCTTCTGCGTTGTATCTCTTCGTCTGCCGCTGTCTCTGGATCAGCCTCATCGGCAAACTGCTCGATAAGATTCTCCCTCACGGCCTGTTCCCTGGCCTCTGCCAACGTCTCAAAGCCAAGGTTCACGATATCGTCGATGAACTGTTCAACGCTAGGCCCGAACATTTCAGCGATCTGAGCAGCGAACTTGTCCGCATCGTAGTCCGGATCTTGATCAAATCCGTCCTGCATAAGCTTCGCGGCAACCTGTCCAAAGGCCTGCCGACGTGCCGGGGGCACGTACGCATCATTGGCCAAAGCGCCAAGTGGGCTATCCTGAGATGGGTTGCTAAGAAAGTCTCGGACCTCTTGTATGCTGTCGGCAAATCCCTGGGCCAGGTTTCTGTCCAGTCTCTGCCTGATGGTAAGCGATGTCTTTTTGACAGGCTTCTTGCCTGTCGTCGTGACGCGAGGCTTGCGAGGTATCTTGTCTCCGGTCTCCGTTCTGCCCTTGCTGCGACGATTGATGCGGTCCTGGGTCTTTTTGACCTCTTTTTCCAAGAACTCGATCTTGGTCGTCACGTCGGTGATTTGTTTAGCCTCAAACGGCGTCAGCTCGGCGTTTTCGTTACCGGTAAAGCGACGCTTCATTCTGGTGGCTACCACCAAGGCCTGCTGTGAAGGCAGTATACTCAAGACCTTGGCCATATTGACCGCTCGTCCAGTTTGTATCTGAGCCGCTATAATTTCCTGGGACAGTTCAACTAACGCTGCTATCGTCGCTTCGTATTCGGCCGTCTTGCCTTGAGATTTGTAGCTTTGGGCCCTGGCGGACAGTGTGCGCTGCTCGTGGTACAGAGCCGCCATGACAACTGCCAAGTCGCCGGTCTGCCATCTGACCCTCGAGATCAGATCTCCAATGGATGTGGATTTGCGCAGTGCCAGACCCTTTCTGTCGGTCTCTGACATGCCCTCCACATCATACGTGATTATTCCTGTTTCGAGGACTCGCTCGGCGTATTTAGGAGTTTCTCTTCGTGGCTCCGGAGCACCCTCTTCACCGCGTTCTTGTCCCCCTTCTTCAGTTTCTTGTACGCCTCCAGGAGGTCCGGCAGGTGTTTCCGGTACCGCTCCTTCATCTCTTCCTGTCTGGTAGACATTTTTGAATCTCGCATCTATAAACTCCTCTATATCGTTTAGTACTTCTTCGCCATTCTTTGCCGTAAAGGCCTCAAGATCGGCCACATACAATGCCTGAGCCTGTTCGAGCGTGAGCCCAAGCGCTGCAAAATTGCCCGTAGACGCTTCGACGAATGCTTCCTCCCAGACCTCGGCTTTCTCGGATATTGTAAGATCTTCCCATGCCCTGCCCTGGTGAATGGCCATCAAGAAGTTCTTGTACGCCGTCTCGACCAGATTGACCCCATCACGCTCCGTGCCTAACAGCGCATTGAAGTCATCGTATCGCTCAATGATATTAGCACCTTCAGCGCTGAGATATCTGAATTTGTGCAGCGCCTCGTGCGGTACCTTGTCATCGAATAGATAGACCAGCAATGTATCTCGGTCCAATCCACTTTCCATCACATCGCCGATGTTTTTGACCACATCCGCGACATCGTTCCGGCCTTTCTGTCTCAGCCCGGCTTCCGTTGCTCTGACGGCCTTCAGCAGCTTGCGTGTATTGCCTTTCTGGAAGAACATTCCGTCAAAGCCGGCGGTTCGTCCAAACACCTTCTGCGCTACAGACTCGAGGAACACCGTGGCCTCGAGGTTGAGCTCGACGCCGTTGGCTGTCAGTTTGGCTGTGGCCTTTTTGAGGACTTCGGTGCTAAGAGGTTTGCGTCTTAGCTCCGCGATCTTCGCTTCCGCTTCCGCCTGCCTCGTTGCTCCGAGGGGCCTGTCGGACTTTCTTCTAGCGACCTTCCCATCGGCAGCGGACCTCTCAGCATTCTTGCCAATAACTCCGTCGCTCTCTGGTCTCCCGATTTTAGCGATGAGATCGTCAAGGGATTTGCGGTTGACTTGTTTGTTTTCATACCATGCTCTCCTAGTGTTTTCCGAGACTTTGAACCCTGCAGGCACAATGCCATTTTTGCGTTTCTGAATCTCAGAAAGAAAAGTTGTGAACTCCTTTGGGGTAAACACGAATTTACCGTTCTTAGAGTCGGTATACCGCAAAAACGGCTGCCCGTCAGGGGTCATGCCAAACTCTGCTCCGTAGCTGTAGGTGTCGTACTGACCCTCCTTTGCGGTGACCCCTTCGTACGGAGCCTTCTTGCCTGCCGCTTCTTTGTACAGACCCTCCAGGGTACCATGACCGGCTTCTTGACCGGATTCGACCACCCACGTCTCCCAATGGAGTCGGCCCAGGCTAGCGACGTCTCCCCGGCCGAGGCCGTCGTAAATAGCCTGCAGCTTGCGTTCTATAGCTCTTTCAATAGCCTCGTAGGTGGCAAGTCCCCACAATCCACTGGTTATAGGCTCAATACTTGACCCGGTAGTCGTGTCGCGGCTTTCGCCGATCCTTTCGATGTCCACGCCCAGCTCAGCAGCCTTATCGGCTTTAAGGGCTTCGACTGCGGCCTTAAAGTCCTTGTCACTCTCCCCTTCTTCCTGGTAAAGCTTGCCCAGAGGCGTTTTTGGGCCATCCTTTTCCTCGGACTTTAAGTACACCGTGGTGTGCTTGTCGCCGTCATACAAATTCTGCCCTTTAAATCGGCCGTCATCAAACAGGTTGCGAATCTGGACCCTGTCCAGCACAAGGACATCCGTGCGCCCCGTGACAAGCAGCATGAAGGATAAAACTTTATTGTCGAAACCGACGCCTTGAAACGTGCTATGAAATAGACGACGTATTTGCGGACCGGTCAGTTTCTTGTCAGCGATCCAGTCGTGCAGGACCCTGATCCCGCTCTTGCCCGGCTCGGCTTCTTCGGACATTTTGACCAAAAAGTGCTCGCCAAAGCTGTTCAAGTTGTGCTTGGTGCCATTTGCAGGGAGGCCTTCCTCGAAGTTTAAACCCTTGACCCATGCTTCATATTTCTCAAAATCAAACTTGCCCTGCTCAGCCTGCTCAATCCATGGGGCTATTTTGTCAGCAACGAACAAGAACATGGATTCCTGGACATAAGGCGACACGCCTCTCGACAGCAGCCCCCACAGCGCAAGTTTGGCGGTTGTGGTGGGAGTCGCTACCCCACTCGTATAGAGCCGTCTAAAACGTTTTGCAGCCTCAAGCCCGGCATTGGCGTCCTTGATCTGACCGTCCGAAAGCTTTGTCAATAGATTGCCAAAGGGCAATTTCTTGCGCAGCTGAGCGATAAGGTTGTATGGGGCGATAGGCACGGTCCTGTTTTTAGTAAGATATGCCCAATAGCGTGCCCAGGCATCCTCACTTTTTTCAGGATCAGAGTTAACGTCTAACGCCTCGTCTATCAGGTCTAAGTTTTTCGGTACATTTGGAAGGATGGCGTTTTTAGACAAAGCAGCCCCTTTCCTTCCTTCTCTGATGTCGGAGTCTTCCGGAGCCTCCTGAGTAAGCCCTGGCAGCAGCGCTGGGCCCTTGATTGTTTTTGGCGCTATAGACGTTGCGCCTAGCGGCCTGTCTTCCTCGCCAGCACCTCTCTCCTGTCCCACAGGCACACTTGGCGCTTTAAAGCCTCCCGGCAGCAGTTCGCCTTGGTCTTGAAGGTTGCGTGCATCTGGCGCTTTAAATTCGTATTTTGTCGCGTCCTTCATTCTCCTTCCGGTTTGTCTTGAGATTGGAAGTGAACGACGGTCGGCCGTCATGTCTTCCCGCGCCGATGCGTCTTGTGGCAGCACGGGCTCCTGGCCGTATATCACGTAGCTGGATATGGGGGTGGGGGTGTATTCACCGCTTGCAGCCTCGGGGAAGAACTCTTCAAGAGCAGAACTCCCAGGGATAACAAATATCGTGCCCGATTTCTGGGCCCTCTTCTTGCCTTCCACAAAAATCGGAGCAATGACATTGGCGTAGTCTTCGTCACTGGTAGAGATACACCCGTAAGTTCCAAAATTATCTTCAGGGGTAGCTGTCTCTAGAGCTCGACTCCGCTCTGCTGCCGCCGACGACCAATTGCGGTGTATCCCTGCCGCAAATGCGGGGCCTTGCATGCTAAAGTACAACCACGTCTCGTTGTTCGGCCTGTCCTCTGGGATCAGGTCGAATTTGCCCGCTTGTGTGGCGCGGTCTATCTTGGGGTCAAAGTCTTCATAGGCCTTGATGTCCTTGTATCGGGTCTCGTCGATCCTGTCGTAGTCCTTAGACAGTCCTGTGATCACCGGCCTGGCACTTAAAAGCTCACCCGTAGCAGACAAGATGTACATGATGCCATTTTTCTTGTCCACAAAAGCAGCGGGTTTGTTTTCATGAGCGTTCGTGGTCATTGCCCAGTCCACGACTAAGGCGGTTTCCAGCGAGGGTTTTAATTCTTTAAATTGCTCCGAAACTTTCGCGTAGGTTGTGGTAATCTGCGTTGCAGTTTGAGTGGCAGCTGTAGGCAGCTGCTTAGTGACCGCAACCGACGGCAGCACCGCGTGCAATATCATGGCCGTCGCAAGCACCGCTGTCGCCAGTTTGGCGATAATTTTACGCAGTTTTACTTTGACGCCCTTGGCGCCCTTCTGAGCGAATCTGGTAAGATCTTCGCGGACCTTGGCCATAAAGCCTTGGCTACCGCGCTCCTCGCCATATACCTCTTCAAGGGTCTCTATCTCGCTCTCTTCAAGCGTGTCGAGAGCGTCTTCTACTATACCGTCATTGACTTCTTGTTGGGTGTCGGGCTGTTGCCCTTCGGCCGGAGCGAGTTCGCTAAGGCCCCTTACCAGCACGTTTTCCAAAGCAAAACCAATAAAGTTAAGGTCGCTGCCAACGGCCGCGTTTTTCGCGGTTGGCTTGCCGCTTCGGGCGAAGACCATACCTTCCGGCGCCAGCAACGTCTTATTATCCTCGCTCAGGCGTATACCTGTGGCTTCGGATACCTTAGCCCACCATTCCAAGACTTCGGCCCTTTTCAGGCCTCTTCTGATTTTGGCAAACTCTTCCTGGCTGATCGGGCTCGTTGGATATTCGCTTTCTGCTGTTCCGCCATCTTCTGCCGGAGCAGTGCCTTGGTTCTCCTGATTATCCTGGGGTCCAAACTCTTTGCCAAAAAGTCCTTGCTGTTTGTCGTTTCCGTTTTCTTCATTAAATTCTATTGCTCCTTGGAGTATTGAGGCCGCACCTCGGTTTTCCGCGTCGCTGAACATGTTCATCTGCTTGGGAGATCCCATCTCATCGACGGTTCTGAGGTAGTTCTGCAGTATGGCGCTAAGCGCTTTGGCGGAGTTCCTCTTGCTTTCCAACATTTCCAGGATCATCACCTGGATTGGCGTCAGGTCTCCGCCGAACAGGTTCCCCTGCTGCAGGAACTCGCTGACAGGCATGCCCTCGGCCCTGAGATCGGCGTATTTGACGGCCATTGCGGTAAGGTCGGCGCTGATGTCCAGCCCTTCAAACCTATTGCCGTTCGCAACATCGGCCTTTAACTGCGCAAACGCTGCCGCATTGAGCAGCATCGCCGATGTGATTCTCTTGATATTGCTGTCTTCGCTCTCAAATACCCTTTCAAGAAGATCTGCGCCCTCCTGGGTATCTGCGTAAGCTGCGGCGAAAATAGCCGCTCTCATAGCTCTGAAACCGTCCTGCGACATCTGGCCAGAAGCTGTTCTGTAAGCCGAAGCCCTCTCCTCTCCAACTGCCAGCAGGAAGTCCCTGATGAACGCCTCATTAGCAGTTGTCCCAAGGTCGCCGTTTTCGCTTACAACCAGCTTGGACAAGATCGCCGGGGTAAGTTTTTTAGCATCCTCGATCGCCTGCTCGGCGGTGGACATGGCCCTTTGCTGCGGTGCATTGGCCTGCCTCGCAAACTCGACAAGGTCTATCGCGCCGGGGTCTGATATGACTCCGACGTAGATGGGGGAGTTGATGCCTTCAGTATCCTGGCCTGCCGCTTCACCTTTTTCCTGGGCAAAGCCTTCGTACTCTTCGTTTGTGTCTTGGTTGTAACGCTGCCTAATTGCGCCGACTCTATGATTGCCCGCAATGACCGCGTACTTGGTCTGACCATTGACTTTCACAGGCACAACGATCGGTCTTCCGTTCCCGGCGAATGTCTCATCTCCGAGCTTGTCGGTGTCGAGGTCCGCCGCAATGGAGGTCACAAAAGCTGCGGAAGATTTACGAGAGGTGTCTCTGGGCTGAAGCTCTGAGGGATAACCTTCCTGCTCAGACGTGATTATATCGTCAGCGGAGATGACTTTCTGCTCGACCGGCACCTTGATGTCGCCGGCGTAGACCGTCTGAGTCTTGTTAGTTGGGGTCTCTGTGACAGTCTCGGTTTTAGGAGCAGCTTTCTGTCGCGGCGTTTGCTTGCCTTCAGACTCGTCAGCTGCGTCGCGAAGGCCTTCAGCATCCCGTGTAACGTTAGGCAGGTCACCAGTGTTGTTGTCGTCCAGAACCTGTGCAAGGTAACGCGCTTGTTCCGGGGTTATGGACTCGCCTGGCACAATGCCCTGCTCTTCCATATAGTCCTCAGCATATTCGTCGAGTATCAGCTCAGAACCGCGACTAAGCTCAGGGATGATCGGCTTGCCTTTGCTTGCTGCCTGTGGTTCCTGCTTTCTTCCCACGGGAGACCCGCCCGGTTCTCGCTGTATCCAATCAGCAGTCGCACCGAGGCGTTCATGGGCCGACTCGATCTGCATCGTAATCGGACCAAAACCATTGCGCTCGTAAAAAGCCAGGAGTTCATCTTGCGACAGACCGAACTGCTTCTTGTTCTTACGCCCCGAGTCGGACTGCGCTACTGGGTCCCCGATCAGCGTAATCCCATGCTTGTCCGCGTATTCGGTCAGCTTCTTGAGAGCTGCGCTGCCTTGCCCTTTACCCACGGCTTCAGGGCTTACCCTGAAATCGTCGATGATCATCACCCCGTCTTCTCCGGGAGTCATGTAGATAAAAGCCTCTCCGATCTTAATCGCGACAGCAGAGGACGAATGAGGGGTAACGGCATTGTCCTTTGCTATATCTTGCAGGAAGGGACTGCCATCCACTGTTTTATCAAAACGACTTTCAAAACGACTTTTCTCGGGAGCCTGTTCAGCTTCCGCTGATTCCACTTCCTGCCCTGTCAGGGCGCGGAGCTTGGCAAGAATTCTGTTAAGAGCACTTACATCAAGATCGCTGAGGAACTCTTGAATCTCTTCGTCGTTCAGGTAATCCTCAATATTCTCAATAAGGCTGTCCGCCTCTTCACGAACTAAGGGGGTTCCGTCCAAAAGGGCTTCGACTCCAGTCTCCCAGTCCTGAAAAGACTCGCGCATGACCCCGCGCTCTGTCTCGCTGAGTTCCACGGAACCGATCTCGGCAGCTTTGCGTGCCGCCACCTTTCTTGTTTCGACGTCCGCTTCAAACTCTTTTCGCTTCGCGCCAGCATCCTTTGCGGTCTTGCTGGTTGCCGCCAGGTCCACAACGCCTACTTTTTGTCCTAGTTCTCGTTTTGACCAACTGTCTACTTCCTTCGGGAGCTTAACGTCACCGAGCTTCACGGCGACCCTGCCTGTGCGCTTGTCTCTGAAAACCTTTTCAACTGTGCCCGAAACCGTGACGGACTTGGTGCCGGTTACGCTATTTGCAGACGTACCCACATACAGTTTGGCGCCTTTTTCGACTAACTTCCACAAACTTTGGTTTTCGTCGCTGGTCTCAAAGACTCCCTGCTCAATCTTCTCGGTGGCAGAGCCTTGGCCGAACATCCCGCCCTTGCGCATGACCATCTCCCTACTGAAACCAGAAGCCGGATCGAACAGTTCTATTTGAACGGAAGAGCTCCATTGACCTTCAGCCTCAACCTTAAACTCCGTGGTGTAGCCTGTAACCAGCTCACCGCCATAAGTGCTACCGACGGGAGCCATGGCCTCTAGTTTCTCTTTGTGTTGCTCCAGGTCCGCCTTGGCCTTTTCTATTGCAGCCTCCAATTCCTTGCGAGACTTGAAGACGGGCATTCGGGTCAGCCCCCCTTGAGTCCCCTGCACTAACGCCCCGAAATGTTCGCCTTTTCCGTCGACTGCCGCGATAAAGAAATCGCGCTGGGTGAGAGGCGAGTGAGCCACGACCTTGCCTTCTTTGATCGTGCCGTCAGGCATTACCACCGCCATTGTCGATCCAACTGGATGCTCTCGCACCAAGGCCTCTCGCGTTTTCACGTTACGCTGCGAGGCGTCTTCGGTAGGATCGAAGTGCGGAACCAGTTTATGCGCAGGGCCTTGATTGATGCGTGTGGGTGTGTGTGGCCATCCTCTGGTCATCACTATCGCTTCTACAACGCCATTTTTACCCATCGTGTAGCCCACGACCATCTGCATCCCAAAAGCGGCATTAGAATAGCCGCGGATAATCGTCATCGAACCTATCGGCATCGCCTCCTCAGCCTCGGCGATACTCTTGTAGGGAGTCGAACGAGGAGCCGACGGCAATGGGCCGTCAACCTGCCTGTCAGTCACTGTCCATCCGCGGTCTGGAGTAATTACCGCGACATTGCCTTCAGGGTCTCTTACGACCCAGACAGTTCTGTCAACTTCTTTCTCCTTGTAGGTATCCACGATCGCCCATTCCACGCCTGCGCCAGGCCCCTCTTTAGGGGTCACAATACGTCCGACTTTTGGCGCGCCCTTAGTTGGGGCTGCTTTGGTTTTGGGATATTTGCGCGTGCGAGAAGTCGGAGGGAAGACAGGCTGAGCACCGGCATCGCCGTCGTCATCCTCGTCGATATCCTCGTCTTCATCAAGCTCTTCGTCGACTTGCTCAGCAACTTCTTCGTCGACCTCTTCATCAATATCCTCCTCGACAGCCTCTCCCTGACCAACATCTTCGCCGATCGCCTCACGATAAATTTCCTTGATCGGGTCAAAAAGCTGTCCCTTACTACCCCATTGCCCGTATTCCGCATCCCTTTTAGGCAGGAAATTAAGGATTGCGCGAATCTCGTCGGCAGTTAGCGCGTCGTCCGGTGCCAGACCTCGCGCCTCAAGATATCGCGATGCCTGACCGACCCGAAGAATCAACGCTCGCTCGTCGGAAGTCAGATCGACCGGAAAGAGTTTTTCGCCTGAGATCTCCTTATCTCGCTTCTCTCGCCGAAGCTCCAGGATGAGCGGCATAGCCTTTTCCCTGTCAGCAAACAGCGCGTCCCATTCGGCACGGGCCTTTTTGCCGTGCTTTTCTTCTATCTTGTCACCATAGAAGTCTAAGCCGTTGTCCCAATGAACCGACTCCTGTACAAACGAGTTGCCATCCCAGTTGACGTAGCTGAGATATTTATTAATGGCGTCAAACGCGGGGGACTTGCTCCATGCTTCCAGCAAGGCTTCTGCGACTTCAAGGTCGGTGACACCCTCCATTGCGCCTGCAAGACCTTTATCTGCCACAGCCGCTTTTGCTTTTTTCGCGATTTCTTGTTTTCTGGCAGACTCTTTTTTGCCTTCAGCCTCTGCCGCTTTCTGTGCGGGCTTTGTCTTAGCTTCATTCCACGCCTTTTCGAGCAGACTTTCGGGGAAGTATCCGAACTCATTGATATAATCTCCAGCAAAAATGACATCTCGGGCCTCTACCTCAAACGAGTAGACCTGACTGCCTTCTTCCTGAGAGTTAATCTCAGCGTAGGTCTTTGAGAACGTCACCCAATCGCCTATATTGAGCTGCTTGGACGGACCTGCCCTGTAAATCGTAACCTTGGCTCTGGGATTATCCCTGATAGCCTGCAGCACTGCCCAGCTCTCCTGTTCCGCTTGATCTTTCTTCAGGTTCGATGCAATTGATAGCTCAGGCTTTTCGTAAACATCGTCAGGGATAGCTCCGCCTTCAAGAAGGTCGTGCGCAGGAGGCATCCCTTCGTAGGTGGGCCTGTGAGACATCCCGTATTCGGGAGCCTCCCCAAACACTGCCGCGCGAAACTCCTCATAAGTCTCAAATTCTTTAGCCTTCTCAACCAGATCACTCTGCGTGTCTTGGACTTTAGTGCCCTGAGCCACCACCACTTCTCCAACTTGGATCACCTCGCCGTTTTTTGTAATGGTAGGTTTCTTGACCTTTTTAATTATAAATTGGCCTTCAAACAGATTGGCATCCCGCACGAACTCCGGCGCCACTTCCATGCCTTCAACCCAAGGCATACCTATGGCATGAGTCTGCACACGCTCGTAGCCCATCTGCTTGAGCGACTCTTCAAGAGCGTCAAGCGCCTTACGCATCTCTGTTCCGAATGCGATCCAGGCTGACTGACTCATCTCGGCTTTAGGAGCTAACCCTGCGGCCAGCAAACCTTCTAGCTTTGAGATCGCGTCAAGAGCCCGTATGGGGCGATCCGTTTCGATTAGGATATTGACCTGCGTCCTGATTTGCTTCCCGTGGTTGTTTGACGGAATACCTTTAGCAGCCTTGTCAAGCATTACAACGCCGTCGTCATAATCCTGCTGACCCTCTTCGGCCTGTTCCTCTCCGGTAAGGATCTCTACCTCTTCGTCTGGGGTGATCTCTTGTTCAGTCTGAACGTCAGTGGATTGAGTTTCTGACTGCTCCGTGTCGCCGGTTGTTTCTGGCGCAGGAGCCGTCTCCGATATACGGGCAGCTTCAATCGCCTCGGTTGTTATTTGTCCTACTTCTTTTACGACATACCCAGACTCCGTTTGTTCTATGACAGGTGGCTTAGTAATAAGGATCGTGCCATCGGTGATCGCTGCGCTGACCTGGGCAGGCTGTGCGGCTACGCTGAACAGGCGCGGAAGAATGGCCTCCGGAGAATGCTTGATCTTATTGCCAACGATTTTCTGTTCAAACATGGGCACCGCGGTAAAGGTGCCGTCAGGTCTGCGGACGAGCCTGAATAAAGACTCGCCCTCTTTCATCTCTGATTCTAAAAACGCTATCGTGCCGTCGGCATTGACCCCGGGGAAATACCCCACAGTCTCGCCTTCTGTGCCCTGGTTGGCAGGAGCTTGAGTGGTCGTCTCGACCTGTTGTTCCGTAGGAGCCTGGTCAGCACCTTTCAGTCCAAAGTTTGTGCCTTCCTTTTCGTGCCGAGTCGCGACCAAGTCGAGAAGGTCCGTGAAAGGTAGACCCGCCATCGAATCGCGGCCTTTAGAGTCCTTGCCAGTCATCCGCCGCCTCACACCCATCGCGATGTAGTCCTTGCCGTCAAGCGAGATGGCAGAAAAGAGCGGGGAGCTCCCCCCTAGGGCGCTTAGGACTTGCTCGGCTGTCCAACCATTACCCTGGCCGGTTTCGATCAGCTGATCTATCAGGAGGCCAAATTCACGCAACAGATTGATTACGTCGTCAGGGGTCAGTCCTTCAGCACTCTCCCACCCGTAAGCGCGTAGCGCGTCATTTCTAAGCGCATTGACGAATTTGGTGCCTGCGATCGGCAGCAGCATCGCGGTGATTTCGGCGTCGGCAAGCAGATTGAATAGTTTTCTCCTGGCATTTTCCAGCGTTCCCGCAAATGCAGGGTCATTGCTATGCTGCCGGGCAAATTCGAGGTACTCGGCAATGAGGTCTTCGACCTCCTCAACGGTAACCCTCCCCGATTTCTTTCGTTCCACTGCCTCGTCAATTCGGGCAATAATGTCAGCGCCTTGCTGCTCCTCGCCGGTCAAGATGTCGACTTCTTCGTCTTGCGCTGAGTCTGTTTGTTCCGAAGGTACATATGCCGTGGTAACCGCGGATCTAGGCACAACGGATTCGGTATTGCTACCGTCGTCCGTAACAACGCGAACATTTTCGCCTTGGTCCTCCACAATAAGCGCTGGGCCTATGCCATCAACGGTAACTGGCGTGCCAGGCTCGTAAAAAGCTCCATCCACCAAGGGGCCTGGGGCGTTTTGAGCACTGTTTGCGCCGTCGTTCATGCCGTCTTGAATGGCAGCGGCTCGCTCTTCTGAGGCAAAAGAATCTGAGACCCTGCCCCAGTCCGCATCCTCAAGGTAAAGGGCGTTCTGGCCATTGATGACAGTGCCTGAGTCTTCGGCGACGGTGTAGTAAGGTTTGCCGTCCTGGTCTTCACCAACGCCTGTTACGGTCAATTGCGAGCCGTCAGCCGTGCTGGTTACAACCTGACCCACCGCAGTGCCCTTTAGAAGATCCCAAGCCCTCTTTCTGGCTTTCTTGTTTGGCGCGTTGAGAAAACTGTCCTGGGCTATTCCTGCGGGTGGACGGTCGTATTTGTCCACCAATGCCTTTTGAGCCTCTAATGCGTTCAGCTCAGCGCTCAAAGCATCGAATGCCTGTTCCTGGCCATCGGCCGGGGTTCTGGTTTCTTTTCCGTTGCGGTCCTGCGTTACATTCGAGATAAGATCGAGTTCGCCCCTGACCTGCTCCAATCGCTCATTTAAAAGGGTAATGCCTTCGCCGGTGTATTCAGCGTCCCTCTCTGCTCGCGCCCTTTCAAGCGTGAGCGAGGGTTGAACCGATTCGACTGCGTTGGGGGTAAAGACTCGAACATTGCCCTTTCCGTCCACGTCGGCTCGGATCTTAACAATGATATTGCCGTCCTTGGTAAATCCTTGAACCACTCCCAAGCCTTTGGGCGTGGCTACATAACCACCCTCTTTGATTTCAAAATCTTCTTCCGTGAGCGCTCCGACAGAGGCCTCTCCAGCCTCCATCTTGACCTTGGCCGCCCTGTTGGCAGAGGTCTGATCTGCAAATGTAAGAGCGGCATTGGCCTGGTCAAACAGTGCCGCAGCCTCGCTGATCAATCCTTCCCTTTCAGACGCAGGCGCGCTGTTGACCTTGCGCATGATGCCCATGGCCTTGGAAAACTTGTTCCAAATATTTTCGTTGCCCCATCGCTTTGCGGCTTTAAAATGCTCGATGTCTTCCTCGCTGAGCTCGATAGGCTTGCCATCCTCTCCAAGAACTTGAGGCGTGATGTCTGTCCGGGCAATCCTCTGGAACTCTCTCTGAAGATTGGCTACGTGCGTGCGGCTTCCATACACATCTCCGCCCACACCCACACCGACTCCCAAACCTCCGCCCAGCAATCCGCCCGCCATGGCGTGTGGAAGCGCGTCAACAGCTTCGTTGGGCACGTTTGCAAAGGCAAACATGAGCGCTGACCAGCCCTCTCGAAGTTTTCCGGTTTCCGGATCGACCTCGGTCAAGGCCTTCATAGCCCCGCCTTGCAGAGCGCTCTGGAACGTTTCCTGCGCAGTCTCTTCTAAAAACTCTTTTCCAAAATAATACGGACTGGCCTTTGCGACCTTCGCCAACATACTCTGGCTACCGTTACGGATCGCGTCGCGAGCCAGTGTTTTAATAGTGCCCTGAGAGACCTCGCCCAGAGCCAACTTTGTTATGGTCTTAGGTATAATGCGGCCAATACCAAACATTTCGGTTGCGCCAAGAGGCACGGAAAGGCCGGTAGCCCAATTCAATGCTGACTGGTGGTTGTAACCCGCACCTCGCAATGAGGTGTAAACGCCGGGCAGCATCATGCTGGCGCCGGTGGCCCATGACGTGCCCATTGCAACCTTCGTTGCGGTCTTTGCTGCAAGGCCTCCAGCCCTTGCGGCAAGCGTCGCGCCGACTTGAGGCCCCATAAACGAAATCAGGTTGCCCGCTATAGCTGCGTAAGTAAATTCGTCGGAGTATCCGTGGTATCGTTTATAGTAATCACCGCTGCGGATCCAATCGCCCGCAGTCTCGCCCTGCTCATCGGTGAGCCAATACGAGGCGGTCAAGTACTTGCCCTTGTCCGTATCGCCTACATAATTAATGGCTCTTCCTAGCGCGGAGTTAATGGATGCCAGATCTGTCAGCATCAGGGCACCCGTGCCAATGTCGGTTATTGATGCCCCGATTTCAGTACCGGTTACTGCTAAAAATCTGCCGACCTTGCCAAAGACACTTGCATCGTCCCATTCCTTCTGAGCCTCAGCCTGTTTTGCTCTAAACTTTTCGATAGAGCCAAACTGCTGGATCTTTCCGCCGACGTAGGCATCAAAGGCGGCGTTCTCGCCATTGAGCAGCTGTTCGTCTGTCCATTTGTCGGGATTGGTCTCGATCGGATTCCACGTCTGCTTGATCTTGTCGGTCCAGTGAGTGTTGTCGTCTCTCCAGGGCTGTATAGCCTGCTGAATCGACTGTCGCGTCAAGCCGTTGGCATAGATCTGAGTAAGTTTTTCGTTGCGCTCTTTTGCGTCGATAAACTTTGATTGTTCCCGGGCAATGACCTCTGCGGCTTGGTCTTGGACCGCCTTATCCATACTCCTAAACGGAGCAAGGGCCTCCATTGGATTAGCGCTGAAACCCCGTCGTTTTACTGGGTTGCCGTTTTCGTTGGTGGTAATCCATCCTGGTGCTGCGCCAGGCACATCGCCACCAGTCTTGAGCTGATTCAGATACAGGCCTTTTTGGGTGTTGATCCTGTCGAGATTGATCTGCCTTGTCTGCGCAAGAGCTTTGGCGTTGGGACCGTTCAGCCATTCCGCTATCGAGCTTTGACTGAGACCAATGTCCCCAAGCTCGTTGTCGTCCAGTTTGGTAAGGTCTGCCCCGTCGGCGTAAAGCTTTTCCAGCACCGGCTCGAAGCGGATGCTTTTGGCAGTTTTGGCCGCTTTAAACCGCGCCAGGCCTTTAGGGTCAATGGTGATGGTGCCGTCCGGCTTAAGGCCTGTGCCCAACATGAGATTCAGCTGAAAGTCTGAGGCGTTGACACCCTGCGCATTTAGCTCTTTCCTCATACGCGCGATCATCTTCTTGTGATCTGCGTCGGTGAGTTTGTCGCCCTGGTTGAACGATTTTTTGCCTATAGCCTCAAGTAAATTAAAGCTAATTGGCTTTAAACTGCCCTCATAAAGCTCCGGTCTTTCTGCCTGTTGAGCCCTAAACTCAACTTCCGGCAAGAGCGAGTTGTCGTTCTTAAGGACAAACTTTTGATTGTTGAAGGAGTAAATGCCTTTCGTGCCTTGAGGCCCGTCAGATATCCTGTTGTAGGCGTTGCCCTTTTTGTCCTTGATTTGATTTGGATTGCGAAACTCTTTTTCGTTGACATAGCCTTCGCCCTGCTTTAGGTAGAACTGATTATCAGAGCCCTTGTATCTGTTCTTGCCTACAGACTTCAGCCGGACACCGTTGTTGAGAGGAATCTCGTTTGGGTCTGAGGTGCCGGGAGGCGAAACACTTTTTGACGCGCTGGCGGTCGTGCCTGACAGTATCTCGCTAATCGACAGAGTGGGGGTCTGCGGCTTTTTGCCTATAATGCCTTCGGTGCCTGGTGGGACCTGAGGCGCGCGTGTGGGAATGCTTTCTTTGCCCAATGAACGGCCTAAAAGGTCTGTGCGTTCAAGGCGGTTTGGGTCGTAATCGACACGTAAGGATGAAAAAGGCGAGGGCGGTGGCTGAGACAGAGTCCGCTGTCCAGTCTGGGGAGGTGGCAAAGGAGCTGGGCTGGTAGCCGGCAATGTAGGTCCTCGGAACGTCGGTTGTGGCCTGGCAGGTCCTGTAGGCACGTCACCGTTTAAATAAGCACTAGCCTCAGAGTCGGGGCCCGTAAAGTCGTCAGAGGGCACGATAAGGCCCAAGGACTCCATCTCTGCCCTTCGGCGTCTGCGCAGCTCAAGTTCTTCCTCCTCTGTGTTCAGAGGTATGCCCAAGATGTTCGACAGTATCGGATCGTACATTGTTTATTCTTCTAATAGTGCTTTCAGTTGAGCCTGTCTGGCTTCGATTTCCTTTTGACGCGCTTCAAGTTTAGCCTTTTGCCTGGCATCTATTCCTGCACGGTTCAACGCCGCAGCGTTCTCGCGGGACTCCCTATTCAACCTGCTGATCTCTGCGCCGTGTTGCAGTCTTACAGCCTGGCGCGTGTCCACCCTATCGGCCTGGTAACCCGCTCGCTGAAGGTCAAGCAACGCCTTGCCAGCTTGCTGGGAAGGCATGAAATAGACTTCTTCCTTTCCGGTCTTCGGGTTCACAACGGCAACGGCGACGGATTGCTTAGATGGGTCAACAACGCCCTTGGGGTTCCAAATGCCAGTCTCCGCATCGCGCTCAAACATCACTCCGCCAAACTCCCGCTGATCGGGCTTGTACATAATCCTGCTCATGCCGGTAGGGTCTATACCCGCGGCTCTCAAGGCTGTTGCGTGAGCTGGGAGTCTGGGGTCAATTTCGTCCATGGTCAGCAATGTTCTTAATGAGCTTGCGCGGGCTTGGTCACGCCTGATGTTGAGATTTTCGGGTATCGCGGCAATTCTTTCGGCTTGCTCTGCCAACTCGCCCTCGCCCTTACGATGTCCGAACTGCGCGCCGTACTGGTCGGTAAGGTTTTTGACCCGGGCATCAGCTTGCTGACGTTCGTCGTAAAGAGGGTCGGTAGCTGCGCCAAAAGCTGCACCAACAACACCCTTGCCCTCGCCCAGCATGCTCATGAAGTTCTTAAGGCCCTGGACAAAACGCTTGCCTTTGCCTTTCTTGGTCTTGGTGCCCGGCAGTTCTACAAGGTTGCCATTTTCTGTCCTGACCACGGTGGGCGCTGTGATGTCGTAAGAGGACGTGTTAAGATCTTCGCCGTTTGGTCCTCGGCCTTGAGTTAGCTGATCTCTTAAATTAAGTTGGTCTTGAATAATCTTTGCCAAGCGATTGCTTTCTCTTCTTTCAGGAGGAAGCGCCTCTTCTGCCTGTCTGGCCTCCGCCCTGGCCGCAGCCGCTTCGTCATAAGTCCGAGTAACTGGTTTCCCAAGGGGCACGTCTGGCGCAGCGATCTTTTCCGGGTTCCTGTCTTTAGCGCTCCATGCGTCGTAGAATTTGGGTTTTTTAGGACCAAGCCCCTTACTGCCGCTCGCCTTCCATTCTGCTAAATCTTTTTCGTACTGGCGCATTGCCTCGATTTCGTTCGGCCTCAGCATAAAACCTCTACGCGCAAACTCACGCTGTTCTTCTGCCGAAGCAACGTCGGCTCGACTGCGAGCGTCTGGACGCCTGGCCTCTGCCCTGGCTGCTGCGCCTTCGGGAGAGTAGTCGCGACCTAACGTGGTTGTTTCGCCGTAAAGCTTACCCCCCTCAGTGCCTGTGACCCATTTGTCGTACCACTTCGGGGCTGCGGGCTTATCTGCACGCCTGCCGCTGCCGTAGTCCTCCAGGCCTTGCCTGTAAGCTGTAAGCTCGTCCGCTTGTTTTTGCGTTAATGTGCCTGACGGCTCAGCACCCCCTGCCGCACCTCCTGAACCTCTACGCCCAGTGCCTCGTCTTTGCGCAGGCTGGGCTGCAGCTCCGGCCTGAGACGCAGGCTGAGACGCAGGCTGAGACGCAGGCCGCGTGGGCGTGTCGGCGGGTAAAGCGTTGGCAGCGGGAGCGTTTTGGCCAAAACGGTAGGGCTGTCCAATCCCAAATGCATTGTTTATGCGCTGCCGTCCGCCATCGGTCATAGGCGCGACACCTCTTTGAGGGAACGGAACGCCACTACCGGCACGAACCTGGCCTTCGCTCCAATAACCCAATGAAACACCTTTGCCTTCACGAGGTGTCTGGGGTATATAGCCTAGCGAAGGACCACCTTTGTCCTCACGAGGCTTGCCTTCGTCTTTTCCTCTTGTCCAATAACCCAGCGAAGGCCCGCCTTTTCGAGGCGGCTGAGCAGTAGAGCCTGTTTGTTGCGAAAGGGGTCGGCTGTCAATGGGATTGGCGTAACGACCTCCAAACATAAAATCAGAAGCACGCGGAATGCCGGTCTGAGGAATCACCGTGCCACCTTCTGCAAAGCGCCTTATTTGCGGGCCTCCAGGAATAATACTGGCGTTTCCGTCGTCATTTACAAACATCTCCTCACCGTCTTCGTTTACAATATACTCTTGATCTTCCTCGACGGGGCCACCGTAACGCCGCGCAGGAAGCCCCCCAAATCGAGGATCCATCTCTGGATTGCGCCATGAATTGGTAGACATGTATGTGCCAACGGGATTGGACACTGCTGGGATATTTACCGCAAAACCAGCCTGAGCAGGCGCAGCGGGATCGGCCGTCTGGCCTTCAGTGCCTGTCGCTGAAGGAGTACCACCAGCCGCACCACCAGTCGCACCGCCGGTTGCACCCCCAGCACCTTGAAACATTCCCTTCACGGCTTTTGTGTCGCCGATCCATTGGGGAATCAGGCCTTTGCCCTCCTTGCCAGGTTGAACCATCTGCTTGAGCATGTGCTTGCCAAGTTTTTTAGCGCCGATTTTAAGTAGTGCTCCTAGTGCAGGTAACATAATTATTCTCCCGATCCTTCATCCATAAACATCTGCTGCAGTATCATGTCTTCCAATTCTTGCTCACGTTGCTGCGTTGAGGCTGCCGTGTCATATTCTTCTTGCGCATCAGCGTCTTCCGCCTGAAAACCGCGCTCCATTAGCCTGTCAGATACCTGAGCCTCCCTGTCCTCGTCTCTCCGGCGGTCGACTCTTTCCTCGTCTTCTTGTTTGGCCTCGTCTTCCATTTGAGCCGCCATTGCCGCCTGCTCCATAGCTTCGGCTTGCTGCTGCTCCTCCATGTCTTGCATCGGGGCTTGGGCCATCATCTGCATTGCCATTTGTTTTTGTGCGAAAGCGACCTGGGCCCCTTCGTGCGCTTCGATCATCATCTTAAGACAAGCGACGTACAGCTGGTCTGGCATGTCCGCCTGGCCCTCATTCATCAACTGCTCCTGAAGCCATCTGATAGCCTCGTCATGGTTTTCTCGCTCAAACGGATGTAGCGCTGGGTTACTGCCCATCATTTGCTGGACCACCTGCTGCAACATCATGGGGTCAGTGACTTCGGCTTGAAGCCCCTCAATCATTTGGCGGACTTTGTCAATACGCGAGGCTGTGAGGTGCATTTGCTCCTCGCTGTCGTGTATGTCGACATTGACGTCGGTGATCTGCCTGATCTGCATCAAAATGTCCGTAACCAACTTGCTATTGGCTAAAGACGGGTCAAGCTGCGCAAGCATCATCAAATCTTGCGAAAACTGTCTGAGCGACATTTCTCTCTCGATAAGCGAGCGCGGGACTTGCGAGCCTGGTGCGTATTGAATGACCAGGTCCGTTTCAAGATTGGCCTCGATAAACGCTTTGATATACTCCTCGGTCCAGTCTGGATTGAGTTTAAGTAAAAACATGAACTCTTCTTCAGTCCATTTTTGCTGTGCTTCAACCAGCTGCTTCTTGACCCACCGCTCCTTTGCCCTTGCAAGCGATGCTGACACAGCCGACAGCTGCGCCATGGATTGGTTTTTGGCAAGCAACTGCCCCGAGAATGTCGTGTATCCCTGCTGGGAGGCATCCGCACCAACCATTGCAGGCTGCACGCCGCCTATATCGCCTTTGAGCTGCATCACTGTGTTGATAAGCTGCATTGGCTCTGCGGACAGCGGCACTGCGGGTATGATCCCGAACTGCTGCCCAATGGGCATGTCCGAGAAAAAACCTTCTCTCGTCGGGGCTATGTCTTTTTCAAGGTCCTCGCCGTCAAACGCCTCTGAGTTGTAGACCAGTGTCGTCCTGGCGTTTCTGCGTGTGTGAAATACTTGCAAGGTCAGCATGTAGTTAACGATGTCTTGCAACGGAAGCATTTCCGTGAGAAACAATCCCCAAAATGAGGATGGGTTTGCCAGGAAAGAGATGTACAGAAACTCTTGGTCAAAGGAACGAAACTCGCACGGGAAAACTTCGACGATCCTGGAGTCTACCGTTCTAAAGCAAATAACATTGTTGGGGTCTATGGGTTGGCCCTGGTAACTGGCCTCCAAAAGACTTTCCTCCGCCTCAAACTCTCCAAGTTTAAACGGCGCGGTCAGGTCAAGGTGGCTGAACATCTTTGGAGTAAGGTACAGATCTCTGACCTCGCACCAGTCGTCAACCGTTCTGTCCGAGAAGGCTACCCCATCGTAGTCCCGGCCTGTCTGCAGCGCTAACTGCCACTTGATTGGGTACGAAAGTTCTCCATTGTCGCTACCGCCCACTTGCCAGCTAGGCGTAAGGTAATGATGTTCAAGCCATCTGGCATTCTCAAGTCGCCCGCCCTGCGTGTTCAGATCGTCGATTCTTACTTCTGCCCATGAGATAAAATCCGTGACTGTGTTGCCCGGATTAATCTCCTTCACATCAGAGACTTCGTCGATCTCAGTACCTTCTTCTTCGACGGCCTCTGCTTCTGCCCCGCAGTTCTCGCATTGAGCCGAGTTAGACTCAAAGCCGCATGCCGGACATAAAAACTTACCGATCTTAAACTCAGACTGCTGCCATTCAACGACATTGGCCCTGAGGGGGTTGTATGCCTGCGGGTCATGCCTGACTCGAAGAAAACATCCCGGAGCAACCTGGACCTCGTTGGCGATCAGTTCAAGAAGCGCTTCAGACCATTGTTCGTCCAACTTTAAGTCTCTAATGGCCTTGGCCACGTCTGCGGCCATCTGCGTTTCTGAGTCTTTTGTGAATCTGGGCTCGATGTCTACCTTGGTGTTTGCGGACACTATTGCCGCGGTATTGGCCCTCACCGTCGGCTTGATGATGTTCATCGAGTAGAAGTTACGCTTGGGGATGTTGGTCCAATAGCCATCCTTAAACGAATCGAGGGCATCGGACAGTGTCATGTCTCTATACCTTCTCTTCATCGTCACAGAATTAGCGGTCAGAGTTGCCTCTGCCCGCTCGTTCTGGTCTTTAATGCGCTGAAGAAGATCGGCTATATACCGCTCTATTGTTATTTTCATTATTGCTTCATTCCGAGCGTAAGAATCTTACCTATGCCATCCATTACAGTGTCAAACTTGCCCTTTGGCGGTTTAAATGCGTTGTAGGTCTGAGCTCCGCTCAAATAGCCTTGCATGACGTTGGCCATTTTGTTCTGGTTGTAAGTCTGCTGGCCAGTAAGCCTATTCCAGTTCGCATCCTTTTGCCGGGCTACGGTCTCCTCTCCCTTAAACCCGTAGTCCCTAGTCAGCTCCTGCGCTCCAAGGTTGCTAGCCATGGTGTTGGCAAGCTGCATGCCTGCCCCTCTAAGGCCTGCTTGCGGCTTCATGTTGGCCTCATACATCCTTTTCCAATTGGCAAAAGGTCCTAGATTTTGGGACATCATTTCGCCGGGAGTGCGTGCAAGGTCTGTTTTGAGCATGTCGCCCGCCATGGTGTCCCATTCGCTAGGTTGGGCCATCTTCTGCATGGTTTTCTGGAACTGGTCCATCATGCTGTAGAAGCTCTTAGTTCGTTGTCCCATACAATATAATCCTCAATTATAAAATACCACAGAATCATTAAAAAAGCTAATTAACCTTCGACTGGAGGCCTTGAAGGTCTGGGCGCGATTTTGTTGTGCGATACGATCCCGCCCCAGTGCCTGCATACGCCTTTTTCCCATTTGCCACAAATAAAGCGCTTGTCCGGAGTCAGCTCAATACCCACCACCGGGCCTATCCCGATTCGTGTCTTTTTAGCAATGGGACTGAGCTCGTTTTCTCCGTCTATGCACGTAAGGACAAAGTCTCCGACAAGCAGCCCATTGAGATGGGTGCCGTCTTCGTCGTCCTCGTGCGTGATGAATTTGTGCGTGGAGGAGACTTCTGCTGAAAACCCGTTGGCAGTCTCGACCTTCCAAATCTCGCGGTCATACCATGTGGCCTTTTGAACCATCGTGATCCGACTGTTATGCGTAAGCAGGAGATGCCCCTCCTCCAGGTCCTCCACGGCGATCTGGAAGATAGCCCCCATGCCGTCTGTGGATATAACCATCTCATCGTAAGCCACACAGGTCGTGATTGGCCCGCCATCGTCGCCGTCGTCGGTGCTTCCTCCGGTGTTGCTGACATTGCCTCGGTTTTGACTCGTTGGGCGCGATCTCCATTGCCCGCGTTCCTCTGCAAGGTCTTCAGGGTGGAAAGCCCCCGTGAGTGCGGTCCTGACGTCAGCGTAACCCGCGTATGCCAGGTCAATGAGCAGGTTGTTAGGCGTTGCGGCATCTTTGATGGTCATCGTAACTGGCACCCCGGTATTTTGGGGATCATCCCACGTGCCCCCTACCTCGTCTAGCACAATGTAGGGTCGAGGATCTCCCTCAAAGTAAATGACACTTGTTATCTCAGCCTCTGCAGTTTGATCGTAGCCAGTCACGACTCCTATCTTGCCAATCCAATCTTCGTTAAAACCGCCCTCAGTCACGACATAGGCCGACGTGTCGTAGTTCGCGATGACAGGCAGTCGGATGTCTAGCCCTGTTCTACCAGGATCGGAGTCTTGCAGGAACAAGCGAAACCACTGCGTAGGGTTCTTAGCCATGGACGCAGGGCTGAAGTTCTCTGGGATGTTCACCGCCAAGGGCACTACCGTCCACGGCTGCCCAACGGTCGCGATATTGACCAAGGCCCCAGGGATTGTTTTAGACAGCGCCTTTTCACCGATAAACTCAATCGAGGGGTAGGGGAAAGGATCGCTCTCCAGGAACGAGTCGTTGTCTACGTAATAGTTGTTATTTCGCTCAGTGCGGAAAAGCAGCTGAATCTTCCGGATCTCCACATCTCCGCTCCACCCCGCCGTGGGGGTGATGGGCTGGTTGGAACTGTCTAGCAGTGTAAAGGTGTCATCGCTTTCCGCTTCTATTTTATAAGGCGTATTTGCGGTCAGGTTGCCCGGTAAGGCCGCTCCTTCATCCGGCACTAAAACCACCCAATCCCTGCTTTCTAACATGTGCTCTGTGACCGTAAAGACTGATCCCGTAATATCTTCTATTAAGCCTGCGACCGTAAACCTGTATATGTCATATCCCGTCACGCCCAAACGCGCAGCCCTTGGCCATGTCAAAGTCACCCTGGCCCCGTTCTGAAAGTCTTCTTCTGAGGGGGCATTGGTGACAGGTGTTATTTCTGAGGAGGATGCGTACCCCCTGTTGGTTGACGTGACGATCTGGTAATACCTTGTCGCGGGGGTTAATACCTCGCCTGATATAGTGCTGCTGACAGCGGTCGAGCCTTTTAACCAATCCCACTGCCCATTCTGCTCTCCGTAAAAGCCGCAATAAAAAGAAGTCGTCTCAGGGACGTAGGCATCGGGATCTTCCAGCACGCAGCGAAAGACCACGAAGATCGTGGCCCCCGGGATTACGCCCTGGCTTGTAAGCGGCTGGTCAAGAGACGAGCCGTAATTCATTCTAACGGCGGAGTTGGAGATGTCCCACCAGCACTTGGTGTTGTCCCAGTCGGTATGCTTGGAGTCTGGGCTCTCGTAACCCTTCAGTGTTGTGTTGCTCATACTTCAAAAGATGTCGATTCGACAACAAATCCGTCTTCCGCAGCAGCTTTAAAGTCCCCTACGCCCGCGTAACGAAACTTCCAATTACCTGCTTGGTCGATATAAATGTCTGTCTGATAGTGCCCGAGTGCCAGTCTGACCAGTTGCGCATCGGTGCCATATGTGTAATCTGTCTGAACCCCTGCCGGATCTATGACCTGGCACTTGACCGCAATGGTTGTCTGGTCTGTGTCGTAAGGGTCATAAAGCGTCCCTGCTGCGTCATAGAAAAAAGCCTCGGTTCTGACGGTGTCGCCAACTTGATATCCTCTCATAGTCTACTCCAAAATATAGTTTCTAACGGTTGTGATGCAAAGTGGTTTGTGCGTAACGGTGACGGCTGAACCTGCCTCATGGGACAGCTCTACCTTCCATGGGCAGCTGTGGCCGATGCTTATATCGGCTAGAATGCCCCTGCTCCATACAAGCAGAGCATTGCGTCCGGTAACCACATACGGAGTGACTGTGGTCGGAAACCTGTAAGCTCGCTGAAACTCAGCATCAAAGCCGGTCAGCGTGAAAGACTCCGTGTTGGTTTCAAATATTCGAGTGACCAGAAAACCCGTGTCAAGGCCAGTCGTCAGGTATACTCCTAACTCAGCGGTCAGAGAAAAGGACCTGCTCAGTTCCGCGTCAACGCCCTGAAGAGCGAAAGAGCCAACTTCAACCGTCTCTCTCCTGCCAAAAGACAGTCCGCTTTCAAGACCTGTCACGTTGTACGAGGTCAAGACCGTCACGACGCGCTTGCCTGCCAATAGTCCTGTATCTAGCCCAGCAAAGGCAAAAGAAACGGTTGTCGCCGGCATCGAGAATGCGGCAAAATTCGTGATCTCAAATTGATCCGCATCGAGCGAAACTGGAGCCGACAAGATGATTTGGGTGCCTGTATGCGTAAAAGCCCCCCTCTCGGCTAACACCCGGCGATTTGCAAGGACGTTAGCCGTAACCCCTGACAATGCAAAAGTTGAGGTCTCAGCAAGTGCCGAGAAAGTCTTTCTCAGCGAGTTGTTTACCCCCGTCACCGTGTACGTGCCTGATCCGGGAAAAATCGTCCAGGCCCGCTTTAAATCGTTATTAAGCCCTGTGAATACGATCGACCCCGTGTCCGCTGTTAATCGCCTGTTAAATAAGGTATTAGCGCCTTGCCCCGCTACGGCGTACGCAACGGTGTCAGCAGGAAAGATTCGCGAATACACAAGCCCGGTTGCAATACCGTTGAGAACAAATGTGCCAACGTTAAACAAATCGCCAAAGCCCTTTACGAAGTTTGCATCAATGCCTAACAGCGTATAGCTACTGGCATCGGCTGTAAGCGTGGTCGCTATAGTGTAGTAGACCGTGATCTCGATGTAGTCCACGGATACCGTGCATGCAAAGCGCGCAGTGCGATCTATTTCGTACTGAACCTGAGCCCCGAAGTTGCTGGCATTGATGTCTGTCGGTGACCAGCTCGTACCCCAAAGATTGGTCGCTCCTCCATAAGTGTAAACTGTGGCTGTCGTTTCCAACGTCTCAAAGCTAGCAAAGTCATTGCCTGCCACCGCACCTCCCTTGACGAGCTTGACCACAGAGTCCGCAGCCGACGCGGTGGTGTTGTTACTGGCCAGCGCTTCGATTTTCAAGGCAATGCCGTCTATTGTGGCATTAGATGGGATGGAAAACCCAAAGTTTGTCCCGCGCAACGCATCGGTGACCTGTACAGCGCCGTTAAGGCCGGATTGAGTTGCGTTGGCTCCGTCATTGGCTGTCACGTTGCCCGGGTTGCCCCAAGCGTAACCCGTCAATGATATGCTGCTGCCGGTACCCGCAATAAAAGTCTGGCTAGCCATTACACTGCACCTCCCTGCCACACACGCGCGGTAATGCGGTTGTTAGCGTCAATGTATAGCGCGGAGTTAGACGGTATGGCGCCAAAAAGCGAGATCGTGCTTCCTGCGCCGGTAATGACGTCTGTCGCAATCTGATCCCAGGTTTCTGTGGATACGTTCCATAACTGGAAATAAACGGTGGACAAATTACTTGCTAAGGAGCTGGTGCCTTTCCATCTGATCTGAGTCGCGGATCCCGGAGCAATGCTGAACTGATACTGGTGAATGGCGAAATGGCCCCTGGTCTGCACTGCACTTCCGTCTAGTGCCGCCACTGCCGCTCTGTCCGCAGCGCGGTAAATGTAAGGCAAGTCTCCTTTAAAGGTGGGCAGGGTGTCGAGGCCACCAGCGCTGTAATTAGGCGGAGCAATGACCTCGGCGGCAAAACCGGTGAATATATAGCTACCAACCACGGTGCTCATCACCTTATCCGCGTTGGAATACGTCAGGATTATGTCGTTGCCAGATATGACAAAGTCGCCATGGGAGGCAAACATCGTCAGGGCTGCTTCCTGGACTAACACGACGTCCTGGCCAGCCAGCGTGTACGTAGCGCTGTCTGCCGTCAAACTATATATTGAGACTTTTGTCAGCGCTGCGGTCTGGCCTGTCAAGGCATAAGTCCCGGTGACCGCATTTACTCTAAGCCCGTAGATCAGCCCAGCGTCCTGTCCGGTCATTGTGTAGCTGCTCAGATCGGCTGCTAGATTGTATTCGTAAACAAAGGTAACGTTATGCCCTGTCAGGTAAAAGGCAGCGGATTCTGCCGTAATCGTGAGGTTGAGGCCTTGGGTCACCACCGTCAGCGTCACGTCTTCGCCTGTCAATGCAAAGGCTCCTGCCTCCGCGGTCATTGTCTTGCCATACGACAACGTTGCCGTGGAAGCGTCTGAGTAGACCTCCCAATCAGCATTGATGTTGGTCTCTAATGCTGTTCGGTTTTGCCCTTGGTCGGTGTTGTAGGCGATAATTTCTTGAATGTATCCAACCCAAGGGGATAAAGTCGTAGCATTGATTCTGCCGATATGCACCTGAGTGCTTACAGTGTCCGAAGTGCGCCCTGCGGTTCGGAAATTTGTACTAGAAGCGGCTAATACTCCGTTAAGCCATAACCCTGCGGTTGCGTCTATATAGTTGAGCAATCCTGAGTAAAGGAATTGAGTGGTTCGCGGCACTGTAGCGGGGCCAACGTGTTGTGTTGTCTCGCCGTCCAGGCGTCGTCCATTTACGGACTCCCCTGCGCCTGTCCAGTGCCCTATACGAGCACGAGCTGCGTTCGTGTTAGCTAACGCCCCAAAAATTGTACGAGTGGTGCTAGTAATGGTCGTTGACCGAGCAACGCTGAACATATGCGCATAATGCACATTGCGGAACATATTCTGGTGGCTAGAATCGCCGCTCGTGAGGTTTAAGCCTGGGACGTAAAGGTTAGCCGTTTCGCCGCTAAACCAAATAGCAATTTTGTCGTTGCTGCGATCTATTGTGCCTGCGTTGACTATACGGGGAAAGGTAGTCTGCCCTACAGCATTCCAGCCATTAGGCCCTTGGTCGTACCACGTTGTCACCGTGCCCGTGCCTGATCCGACAAAGGTGGTCAACGCATCTTCGTCAAGAAAACCATCCGCTCCAAAGCCGATGTCCTCTTGAGTAAAGTCTGAGTCCCTTAACACTCTGATGCAGGAGCCGCTGTAGTCGCTTCTGAGCTTGCGCAGGGAATACGCTGCCACCGCTCCTGGGTATGCGTCTAAAGCATTGACCCCTTTACCGCTGACTCCGTAATGCCCTGTCTCGGCGCTAAGATTGAAGTAGCGGAAGTCGTTGGCAATTCCTGCGAGGGTGAATGTGCCAGTGTTTGCGATTAATGGATAGTCTAGAGTGTAATCCACTTCCATTTGTATGGAAGTAATCGACACCGCGGGGTTAGCATCGGTGGAGACGAGACCAAACCCCGTAAGCCCGTTACTGCCTGCGCCGTTAATGTCATCTGCCGTCCAAGCTACACCCGTGCGCGGATTGGTCGTAAACGTATCCGTGCGTAACGTTGTAGTTGTGCCAGGGTTGTGCGTTGAGGCGCTGTAGTCGGCACCGCCTATTTGCAGTGCAGCGGCAACGTTATTAGGACCGTTGGAAGCTTCTCTATCGTAATAAAGAATCTTGACTGAGGTGATGGTTGCAATCGAAGGAAGCGATATGGTGCCATACCCGAACAAAATCCGCCCCGCCGTTGTGCCGTGGGTCAGCTGATCGCCAGTACTTGTAGACGGATAATCGTCAACAAGTTCCCACCTGCTGCCTGCGGTTCCGGACCAGTCGCCGGTCGCGGATATGTCGGATGTCGGGTTGCGGGTAAGTATCGCCATTCTTAGTAAAAAGGGTCCGTGCCATAAGCTACGGACCCTGCACGTCTACTTCACAAAAAGGTTAACGACCCATGCTAGGCTATGGTAAGCACTCCGTTGGCGCCGTCAAAGTCGATCGTGAAAGTTTCGTTGTTAGCCAGTGTGACCTCTGACCCGTAGTCGTACCAGCCAATAAGCTGGTCACTGGCTGCGGTGTCATTGTAAAGCACCACGTATCTGAATGGCCCGACTGAACCGGTGGCGGTCAGGGTCAAGTCAGCGCATACAAGTTTGTACGTTCCGCTGCTCTGTACCGATGATGTCGTTGATACGTTAAATGGCGTTGCGCCGCTTAAGTTGGTAGTAGCCAGGGGCGAGGTCAGCTGTGAGTAAGTGCCAAGTCCTGCGGTCGGAACCGTATTGGTCAATGCAATTTTGAGCTGGTCGCTGCCAAAATTGTGCACTTCTTTTGTAAGGTCCTCGACAAAAGGTTGAAATTTATTAAATGTAGCCATGTTTTGTTCTCCGGAGATAGTCTATAAGCAAAAGTTATTGCCCAAGCATAATACCTTATTTTAAGTTATATTTCAACCTTACGGCGTTCTGGTGAACCTTACGTCTTGCCCAACAAAACCAAAATAACCTGTATCAAATGTGCCTAGTCCGGTTCGATCTTTATACAGCGGAGCGTTAGGCGTTAGCGGGTGGCAGTACCACCATCCACATTCATAATCGCCATCTCTGGCTAGGATGGGTCTGGGGTACCAACTCTGAAAGGAATGCCCATAGCCTCCGTTGCGGATCAGACTGATGCCGGTGACTCGGGTCACGGGGGCCGATACTCCTCCACCCGATTCGCCGATCTGCCTGGTAGTGCCTTCGTCTAGTTGAGCGCGTAGCTGCTCAAACATCCATCTAAGCTCGTCGGTTGGGCCGCCGTTAAACCGGCCCAAATTGATTTGCCAACTCCACTGCGGGCCGTAGGGGCCGTTCATATTCTTGCCTCCGATGTTTGAGACCCTGTGCCAAATACGTCCGTTTCTAACACATTGCCAATGATCTGAGGCTGAGAGCCTTTATAGCAAGCCATGTAGACCGATACACAATAAGACCGCGCTTCTTGAAGGGCGGGAAATACGTTGTAATGATGCTGAGATTTGCCCTCTGTGGGGAGTTCCGTGAAAAAGTCCTCTCCAATAAGCGCAAAAAGACCTGTCGCGGCCGGAGCCACGGTTCTGTCTATGGTCAATGTATTGGCTGACGGCGTTGCGGTAATATTAGTTATCAAGTAATCTTTGCCTGTTCCTCCGATGTCCGGCCCAAACAACGCGATCTTCTTGCCTATCCATGCAGTTCCGGTATTGATGGTGGAGGGCATAGTTACACTTGTGCCATTTGCCGATACGTTCCTGGCGTGGGTTTGAAATAGATTGGAGTGAAGCCCTATCACCACAGGAGTCCTCATGTCGTCTACCACCCCCTGCTCCGTTGCTATGGAGATTTCGTAAATATTTGCGCTGCGGCCCGTTGACATCAGTTTCTGCCACCTGCCGATCTCGCATATATTAGAGCGAACCGTTTCGTCGTTTTTGTTGAACTTATAGGCTGTGTATTGCCCATTGTCGTAGATCGAGCAGTACAGTTCACCCTTGACCTGCACCCCTGAGCGCCAATGCCCCGTTCTTTTGCCCGCCGAGGTGTAGGTTTCGTCTAAATAGACAGGGTCTGCCCAGGCTAAGGACTCTTGGCAAAATGACACGAACACATTTTGGTATGCAAAGATAAAAGAGCTGGAGTCGGGGTCGTACATTACAACCACATCATCGGCGTCCCAATTCTTGGTAAACCTGGCCACTTCTCGGCCAAACTCGTAATCAATCCTGCCGTTCATATCCAAAACAGCTATGCCTACCCCTTCGATCCACATGGCAATAGTGTTGCCGCCTACAGCCCAGTTTTGCGGTCGTTTTAACCCTACGTCTGGAATCAGCGTGCCTACTACCACCGCGGGCAGCGCGTCTCCACGATTGCCCACGTACTCCAATGCGTGGATAGAGTTGCGACAGGCAACGATTGCCCTACTTTCAAACTCTTTGTGCAGCACGTCGACCACGTCTTCGGGAAAGTATAAAAGATGCCTTGGATTGTAAGATTCAAAATAATTAGGCAGCGAGACCGCACCTACGGTACCGCCTTCGGGATAAGCCCCAAGCACTACACCCACGTTTTCCATGCGTAAAAAATGACTGCCGCTTGGGGGAGGGTAATCGTAAATCCACGAGTCTTCTGGCAGAAGGTCGGCATCGGTAAAATCAAACGTCAAATTGCGGCTTGGCGCAGCGGCTACCGTGGACTCCGGGATCCCGTATATCCATTCAGTGTCTGTGCCTACGGACGTGGTTCGATACCCTATTCGGTAATACACACCGCTGGTGCCAAATCCTTGCTTAGTCGCAAATACGGCCCAATGCGTTTGCCCGTCCACTGCGGGAGGAAATGCAACTGTAATCGGATTGCCTACGGCTCCTGTGCTGACCTTGGAGCTTTCGCTGGCTAGGCTTCTGGCAGGAGCTGTCAGCGTTGTCAGATTGCCGGCGTCTTCTCGATATCTGATCGCAGCAACCTTTACCGCTATCTCGCCCTTTACAAGGCCGGTATACGCCGCGTTTGGAGCGATAACGACCATGTTTGGGGCGCGAGGAGTCTCCAAGTTGGCTTGATCGTAATGCTTGTAGATTGCAATTTTCCCGTTGGGGTCCAAGACCGGCACACTGGCCACTTGCAAAACGGACGACAGCAGGATGTCAGTGCCGTACTCCATGGGGCAATTCAGCGTTGACAATGAAGCTGTCAAATCTAGTCGATTGGTATTTGCAATGGCACCATTGTACGAGGTGTGCAAGGAAAACGTGTTGTTACTGATCCTTCTGACGTAATAGGCTGTGTTTATTGCTGCGCCTGTCGGGATCGTGGCGGAAAAGTAAACCACAGAGCCTGTTTGCATCTGTGTTGGCAGTCCCGTGTACGTAATGACATCTGTAGAGTTGTCGATGTTTTGCGCATTGACGGTGATGGCGCCAAATCTTCGCTGTATAACCGCGCCCTCTTTCATAGCCCTGCCCACGCCTATCGTGTAGAGCTTTTGATCAAAATCCTCGATTACAGACCCAGACGCATTGCCCTGCTGTTCTTTTATTCCGCCCCATGTATCTCCTACCTGAAACATCACCGGAGCACCGGTTTGAGCTCCAAGAGAAGACACGCCTTGAAAAGGCATGTTAAACCCTTCCCCAAAGCGCATCAGGTTGAAAGAACCTTCCGCCGCAGTGGTATTGCCTCCTGCCAGCGCGTTTGAGCTGTCAGAATAGCCTCGGTCAAATACGTGATGAAGTAAAAGCTGTCGTTTCATTGTCCTGCTGCCAGTCTGGCTAGTTGAGAAACAAACTCCTGCTCCAGTCTTACGGGCAGTGTGTCTAAAAGTGGCACATAAGGCACATTGAAAATAACAGATGTGCCGTTGTTCACGTTCTTAAAAATCAGTTCGTCGCCTTCTTTATGTACAAAGGGCTCGGTTCTGGAGTCGGCCAAATTAAAGAACTCGTTAGAGTCCTTCCATTGAATAGGCTCGCGCGTAGAATTTACCTCGTAAAAGATGTTTCCGTAATGCAGCTTGTCTGTTAATAACGTCAAAGCGGTGACCGGTAAGGTGACCCCAGACAATGCGATTTTTCCCGAGCTGACAGTGGCCGTGGTTGAAGACGGTGTCAAAAGAAAATCGCGTGCTAGCGGGCTTTCAGCGACCATTGCAGCGAGGCTAAACAAAGCCGCGTCAATGAAAGTGATAATCCTTGGAACCTCCGATGGAGGCAATCCAAGGCGCTGGCGTGCGTATATAGCGGCTTGTTCTGGCGTCATCCTTTATACATAGCAATGGCTGGTACGGCTGTGGCACCGCCCGCTATCTCTCCTTTTGCTTTCTCAAAAATCTGAAGATAGTACACGCTCTGGTCTCCGTCTCCGCCATCTTTTAAAAGATTGCCGATCGCGCCCGCGACCACAGCATCCATATACGGCTCAGGAGCCTGAGGAACGGATGCTTTCGTAAAATCAGTGTAGACAACCCTATTTTTAAGCGACGTGGAAAGAAGGACGTTGCCCTCGATAAACCAAAAGTAAAGCGACTCATTTTCATACATCCCTGACTGACGGTAAATCTCCCTTACCTCATCCGCACTTTTGCCTTGAATGGCTTGTTGACATTGAGGCAATACCTGCATCGTCGTCTCTGGGGCGGAAGTCGCCGACAATACAACAGGAATATTGTTCCACGCTTTGTATGGATTTGTCGCGAAACCGACCTTTGTGGGAGAGGATCGTATTA